TGGGTTTCGAGTTTCTTGCGCTGCCTTTTGCTTCTACAGGGGTGTTTCATGGGATTGGTTCTCTTGTGTGGAAGGGGATGGGGAACGGCTTCAGCCTAAATCTTGCTCCAACTATAACGTAATGTGGTCCAAGGCCCGGATTCAACACTACGTCTATACCATCGAGTCGTGTGCAGCGTTCAACAGTCAATAATCCAGCGCCTACGTCATTCCCAACCCCAACAACGGAGTACCTACCGGGTGGCAATTCTAACCACTCGCCAAAACCCAGAACAATTTTATCAGTACCCTCAGTTATTTCCATTCGGACCACACAACCGACTGCGCCCTCTGGTCCTATTATTCGCGCTTCTGGTATTTCCAACTCTTACTCCATCGGAGCCCGCGCTCGTGGGGGCTTGGGCAGTTTCTCAGGGATGGGGGATTGTTCAATTTCTCGCAGGATCAAAGCCCGGATCCATGCGGAGACGGAGAGCATCGAATGGTTCGCCAAGAGTTTGATCTGTCGAAGCTCCCGAGGCTCGAACTGGATTTTGATTCGGGACAAGGGCATCGGCTTTTTTGGTTTGGCTGCGGAGGTCATGACCCCATTATGAATCATAGAATATTTTGATTGTCAAGTGATTTTTTACTTGACATTTGTTTTGTGGGGTCGTAAGATGGGTTTAAAAAGCACGGGCAACTTGAATCAGACCACAGGAGGGTCGAACAATGATAAAAATCAGCTCCCTCGGCCTCAGGCAGAAAGGAAAAAAAATGAATGATTTCCATAATATTATAAAAGTAGCCGCACTAGAGTTTGCCCGAGCTAACGCCATTGTCATGCCGGGCGATATCGTGCTCACAAACTGGGGTGGAGCATGGAAAAAAGCCCGAAAGGTTCAAATCTATGCTGTGGGTTCGGCCCTGGCCCATGACGATTTTGACCCTCAACAGCGGGAGTTCCGGGCCACACTGGAAATGACCTACTACGCATTACGACTCAAGGCTAACGGAGAGCCACGCGACAAGCCGGGATGCGGAATAGTTCTAAGAGATTTCATTACTCAGGATGGCGTTGAATGGAAAGAATCAAGAAATGTAATCAACAATGCCGTTGTTCATTGGAAGTTACCGGAATCATGGCCATACATACCGCCCAAAGAGGTAAACGAGTCATAGCCTATCTCGTGCCTCCCGCGGGGCACGGGCAACCATGAGAAAGTGAGGAGACGATGATGAAAAAAACATTTCCCGCTGGCGGATTCCACGATGTCCCCTCGTTTGATGTGGAAGTCGAACCGACTGATCTAGTAACGAGTTGGGGACCACCCGAAAAACTCTGGAGCATGCACGTGGATGAGTACGATCGCGTAAACAAGCGCATGTGCGGGATGAGTGACTGTTTGTGCGGCTCTGGCCTAAGGGCTCATTCTGTGCTCGATCAGGAGCACTTGTTGATTCACGACATGTCGCTGGAAGACTAGCCCGCAGAGCCCCAAAGCCGCAAGCAATGGGGCACAACCTCAGATAGGAGCTGACCATGAACACACCGAATCTACCCACCGAAGGGGCAAAAGTCAAGTGCCCTAAATGCGGCTCGCAAAACTTGAGCGGGGAAATCGCATGCTACAGAATGTTCAGATGGGGCTCCGCCGACGGTTGGTGCATTGATCACACCGACGATGAGGATGATACCGGCAAGGTCATCTGTAACGAGTGCGGGGAAGAGTGGACAGTTGCGGCAAACGTGCTTTATGGGGGTGAAGCATGAACACACCGAATCTACCCCACCACGAGAATGAAATCGAGGTTCAGACGATGAGTAAACGAAAATGCTGGGCGTTTTTCATCCCCGTGTGGCTAGAAGAATTTCCACATGGGACATTGGACAAACTCGAACGATTAGAAAACGAGGGACGGCTAAAATATGATCAGTATACGTGTGAGGGGCCTCCTGATCAATGCAGGGACAATCCCGACGGGAACTATTATATGTTGGTTGGCCCTCATCGCGACTTATCACCCGATAGTGTAATTTATCGTTTTGGGGTATCACAGCACGCCTGGGACGGAAAACCCTGGGGCAATCTCGGCACGTTCGCAGAGGAGTTTCCCGATTTGTGCCCGAAAAAATATCGTGATTAACCCATATCATGCCCATAAGAAAGTGAGGGGGATTATGAAAACCAAACACATTCCATTTTGCGAACGGCCAATGAGCGACGAAGAGACGGAGATTTATAACGCACTGGTTAAGGAGGAGACTCACCAGGAATACGACGACTCCCTATTCATCCTCTCTCGGGATCATGAGGAAGACCATGACCCCGACGATTGGGAGTAATAACCCACCCGCCCGTGCCCCGCGGGGCACGGGCGGGGATGACGGGGGAATGAGACAAGGAAAGGACGACCGATGAATAAAACGCGTTGCATGATCTGTGACAAGTTGACCGACATCCCTGTTGAAAGTCCTCGACCGCAGAGCCGAAGCAGTATCCTGGCTGTAATGATCTGTGAGGAATGCAGGGGAGAACCCGAAAGACTGTTTTGGAAGAATCTAGGGGATATGCGGAAAAGGAAAACCAATGACCAAAGAAGTCAGATTCAGAGCCGCTTATGACAACCGCGCCACAGGTGGATCTAGGCACGGCATGGATATGTCGCTCATTCTGAAAGGCCAGAGAGGGGCAGTGGAAGCCGTCATTTACACCGGCTGGTATCCTCCGGAGATGCAAGAGAAAGAAATCGGCTGGCAAGGGCCCATTATGGGACCCGTGATTTTCCACACCTACTACCACCGGGATGCAAACAGCATGGACGATGAGGAGGGGCAACCCTGCACGATTCTCAATGCTCCGTGCTTTGGGAGATGGAGCAGTCTCATGCACGAGGAAGAACAGAAAGTCCTCGAGGCTCTGATTTCCGGTGGGGATGAGGCTGTATGGGCGAAGCTCCAGGAAATCTACAACAGGATTGAGCTATGAGTCTTCTAACCAAACTTTTCAAGGTTGGATATGTCGAGAGTGCCCTAAAAAAGCACGGGTGGCATCATTTGGCGCACTATGAAGATGGGGGTGAGGTTTGTGATTCATGGGAGAAGCTGCTGGGTCGCAAGATCATAGTGGTAGCCGTCTCCAAGAAAACCTTCAAACTCAGAGTCTATCAACTGGACAAGCGAGACCGCGCGAAATGTAAGTGGTGCGGCTCTCCTGACGGCAGGAGAGGATCTAGGGAATGCGACCGCTGTTGGGAGTTGAGGCACAGGATCGAGGATGACATGGGATTGGCACAGGAGATGTTGGAGGTGTTGAAAGGGAAGGGGACTCAACAGGTCGTGGAGAGATGCCGTCAACTAATGGAGAAGGGGAAATCATGAAAGCCATAGGATACATCCGAGTTTCCACTGATGATCAGGCAGAGAATGGCGTCAGCCTGGAAATGCAGGTCAAAAAGATCAAAGAGTATTGCAAGCTGCATGAAATTGAACTGGCCGGCATCTACGGGGATGCGATCTCCGGAAAGGCCATCGAGATTCGCCCGGGCTTCCAGGCCGTCATGTGGATGGCCGAACGACACCGGATCCAGCATGTCATTGTCTGGAAACTTGACCGGCTTGCGAGGAAGGCCCTCGACACATTGAAAATTGCCGAGGCCTGGGATAAGATTGGAGTGGCCCTGCATTCCATCACGGATAAGATCGACACAAAAAGTGCAATCGGGCGACTGTTCTTCACCATGCAAGCTGCCCTGGCTGAATTTGAACGAGCGCTCATAGTCGAGCGCACCCAGGCTGCCATGAATTACTTGAAGGCGAAGGGTCAAAAAACATCCTCTCAAGCCCCTTATGGATACCGGCATGAGGGGAACCAAGTGGTTGAGAACGATCGGGAGCAAGAATGCCTCGTTGTGCTGCAGAACCTTCGGGAGATTCATCCGTCATGGAGTCTGAGGGATTTGGGGCGGAGCCTCGCAAACGCGGGATTCAAGAACCGCAACGGGAATGGATTCGCGCCAGGTTGCATCAAGGTGATGTTGGAGGCGAGGGCATGAAATTCAGAATTGACCGAGCAAGCAAATCTGACGGCTTCCCCTTCCCGGTAGAGGTTGCCGGAAAGAACTCGTTTGGTGAGCCGGTGTATGCGGTCGAAGTCTCCACATTAGAGGACATCGTTGATCTGGCCAGAAAGAGCGGCTTTGCTATACTCGTGACCATGCCGGGGAATAAGCTGATTGGTTATACTGAAACTTCAAGGAAGCCTCCTGACGCTGAAGGCTGGCTCACCATCTACGATGATTACTTGGAATAGGGGGGAATCGATGGGCTACGACATGGAACAACGGGACGCATCCTTTTTCATTGCTCGACAGGATCGAAGGCCCGCAAGTGGGGCACTGAAAGCACTCGCAGAGCGGGAATCCCTCAGGTGGGTTAACCAGCAGCAAATTCGTTCCGCCCGAAGCCTTGCGACGGCACTCTTGGCCTGCGGTTGGAGGGTAAAAGCCGATGACGAAGAAAACATCGTGGGCATTTCTTGGGAGTGGGGAAAGGCTGGTGATGACTTGAAAATCTTCCAAGCCATCGCGCCGTGGGTGAGGTCAGGCTCTTATGTCGAAATGTTAGGCGATGGTGGATATCATTGGCGTTGGGTCTTCAATAGAGGCGAGTGCATCGTGGTTAAGGCAGAAATAACATTCTCAAGCAACTTCATGCTGAAGGTGGAGGACAAGTGAACACTGAGGGGTGGTAAGCCCGCTGGACTAAAAGAGAAAAAAAGAATTCATGAATAGTCTGATGAATATGTTTCGGCTGGTTTGGGGAAATGAATGCCCCCTTCGTCAGCCATTCGCTGAATGAGGTCAAGAAAGGAGGAGGGGTTATGAGGAAGATCATCGTTGTTAGCGTGTTGTTGCTGTTTGGTCTCGGCAGTTGGCAAGCTACCTTAGCAGATACTCAGATTGACAAACTCAAAAAGGATCTTCCTGCCTTGGGGGAGGCGCTGGATGCCTTGGACAAGGAGGGCAAGAAATATCCTTCTGTCACGGAGATGTGGAAAGTTCTGCAACCAGTGGATGGCGATTCATATGTGATTCGACCCCCACTCCGGGATCCCCAGGAGAAACGATACTTGTATATTGCAGGCCGTGTAGAAAGCGTGCAAAACGGGATTGTTGTTTGCCAAGGCCGCGGTTGTGACGATTACAATGCGTACCAATGCAAGTGGGGTTTTCGTTATGATCGGATACGGGACTATGTGCCGCGCGCGCAAAGTGCCGTCGTTGTAATCGGAAAGATCAAGTCCCTGCTGCACGGCACGACGGTCTTGGGTGCGCCTATAAATGGAGTAATCCTTGAAGCGGTCGGAATTGTGGATGAGAATAAACAATTCTATCAGGTGGGTTTGACGCCCTGAAAGGTTTTACGGTCTTATTTCTTTTCCCCGTGGATCCATCGTAAGTGTCCATTGGGCGCGAGATATTTCTGCCAGATACCCTCGTAATCTCCAATCCTGACACCGTTCACCTTGCCTCCGGCGCAGTCGATGACCTTCCATTGACCGCTCCTACGGATTCCAGCGCCGACATGGTTTACGTTGTAGTCACGGTCAAGGCTACCAGGAACGGCAAGGCAGAAAATATCACCAGGTTTCCATTCCTCATTCACTCTCACCGCCCGATTTTTGTAACCGTGGCGGCCAGCAAAAATCATAAACGCTTGCGTATCTTCTTCTACTCCTGGGATTCCAGCATCGACCGCGGATTTGCCGATGAAGCCGGAGCAATCGAGGCAATGCTTCTTCTTCAATGTCCTACGACGTCCGCCGAGACAGTACTCATACCCTTCGTAATAGTTGTCGATCAAGGCCCGCTGGAATGCCGTTTCATAAGCTTTCGAGAGTGCCAGACAGTCAACCGCCACAAAGGACAGAGTAGACAATAGTGCTAAGGAAAATAGTCGGGCCATACTCGACATTTCCTATCTGATCCATCCAGTCCGTAGTTGAAATGAAGTCGAAATATAGGACAATCCCAGCGGCCATGAAGCCCCTGATGAGCATGGGGCCGCTCTTGGGAAATAGTTGCCGAAAAAAACCGAGAGGATCGTCGGCGCCGTAAATCCAAGGACTCACAAAAGACATGACGGCCAGGATGCCGATGCCGATTCCGGAGGCCAGGGTGTATCTCCAAGTCTGCTTTTTTTCGCTCTTGCCCCAAACCATGTGAACTTCCTCAATGCCCCAAAACGGGATGAATTACTCGGTAAGCCTGATCAACACCATCACAGCGACCATAAGGAAACTTGCCAGTGCAAGATATTTTGTCCACTTCGCTGTCTCGTCATGTGGCCTATGGTCCTTATGATGTTTCTCTTCCCCCCGCGCGCCTTTGATTTGATCGACGTCTGCCTTGACGTCGCTAATCGAGCAAATCATTTCCGTTTTGTCAGTATTTATACGCCCATAGACCTTCGGCATCTCAACGTCACAATGAATCCGACAGGCTTTTCTATCCTCGCGGTCCTCTTCCTGTCGGCTCGAAATATTGGCAAGCTTCTCGTTGATTGAAGTGATCGCCGTGTTGATGGAATTCAGAATTCTATTCTCTTCTTCCATTATTTCCTTGCTCCTATCCCGTCGTCGCTGCCACCCAAATCGCATCCTGTCCTAACGTCTTCAGTGCTGGATATATGCCGTCAGGAAAGTCGGTCGAAAGATGCAGCCCATCGGCCTTCAGGTAAACCTCCTGGCCGTGCATGGGAAGCATCTCTATATGTTGAATCCGAAGTGCATTCCCTGAAGAGTAACTATCACGGAACGTCCACCGATAATGTCTGTAGGCAGGACCTCTTGGGACTGTTATCCATTCAGACTTTCCAAAACTGCCTGGTTCAACCAGTGCTACTTGGGGCTGCAATATTACCCAATCCCCAGCGTTTGATATATTGGGGAATGCTTCATTGGACCCTGATAACTCCACATTTTTAGGATATGCCCTCAAATCCACGGTACCCCAATTCGTTGCGCGGATACGGTATGCCTGTAGTGCTATGGCAAAATCACTAGATAGATCCAGGGCTATAGAAGACGGAGAATCGTTGGTGGGTTTCACTCCCGCGCCCCACACACGATAAGCGTCGCTTGTGTAGTAATAATTGTCCTGGAAGGCGTTAAACGGTTGGCATCCGGGGTCATTTAGATCTACACTCGTGGCAGAGGCATGAAACGGTCCACAATCATTGTCCGTCAGGTCTGGAAGTACCTTACCAGCGGGAATAAACTGGACTTGCCAAAGCTCTGCTTGGGAATTGTTAGATGTCCAGGGGAACCAAAGGGCGTAATGAAGGAATTCCGTAGTATTGGCGCACATCAAAGGAGCCGACCTACGAATACCGCCATACATGACATACACAATATTAGTGAATTCACCAAGGACAGTCCAGTCTCCTATACTGGTCAGCGAGGGATTTGATAAATTGGACCCTAAAAGATTGACCTGAGAAACAGCATAAGCTGGCGCCATGAATCTAACTCCCTTAAACGCTGCTGCCACGGCCAATTTTACGGACCACACTTGTGGAGTTTCCACAGTTGGGGCAACTAAAGAGACCCATCTGCTCGCAGAGGTTATACCACCATCTAAGGCTCTCCACGCCCCATAATCAGTCATGTCGTTGTAAGCAACCGACGTGGCTCTTGTTGCTTGAGGACTCGGAACACTGTCACTTGACATTGGAACTATCGGCCCCCAGGTCCGATCCCAAAACTGTATGCGGCCAATCCTGGTCATAGTATTTGATGAGTTAGCCTGAGTGACTTTCAATCTCCAATGCAGCCATGACCTGTCAACGTCTGGCAACAAATACCAAGGAGGTGTTGCGCCAGGGCTTGAGATGCCTGTCTGTGAATCGACCGTTTCCCAATGATTGTCATTGAAAATATCAGGATTAAACAGGTTCGATACGGAGAGTTCAAAATTGCACGGGTAATAGGTATAATCAGAAATGGCCCATATCCTATATGCGGAGAACCACTGCGCCTGTGCAAGCCTGATAGAAACTATTGCTGGGTTAGACGTGGTAAGTGTAGTGCCACTTCCATTTTGGCCAAATAAGGTAGCCTGTGATACAAAACCCTGGAACGCTTTCCATGCTTTATAATACGAATCATCAGGGGTAGACTCCACCCGTTGCGGAGATGGTGCAGTATTGCTCGTCATCGGGCTAATATCTGGAGAGTACTCACTGATAGCAGGGAGGGCAATTTGAAAACCGGCCGCGGGAATGGTTGTATTAGATAAATCGGGGAACACTACCAACAAGTCTTGATCATTGACCGGCAATAATTGAAGATGTGTCTGGTCTTTCATGGAAAGAGCAACCGCGATGCCTGCGCTCTGCTCTTCAGTCCAAAGATTTCCGGAAGACAAAGCATACCACAACCGCATTAACTCAGCTTGTATTTTTGCTGAACTCCAAGAGGCGTTCACCGTAGCGATGGAGTCATCCAAATACACGGCATCGGGCGCAATGGCGTCAGTGATGAAACTGCCAGTAAACTGTCCGTTGGCATCCACGCCTATAGAGGCGAGATACCGTGCATTATTCCCCGGCCAATTGAGGCTCAAATATCCCCCCGTTGGAGGAACCTGAGACAGAAAAACCTTACTCTGGAAACTGCCCCAAAAAGAACGATCATTAGCCAGGTAAAGATATAGTTTTTGGCCTGTGTGGGATAACACCATATCCAGGGAAATTAAAGGGGCTTCTAAATTTCCCTCCACATAGATCTGGACGATGGACTGTACGTTGATTTTGTGCACACATGAATCAGAGTATCCATAAGTCTGGACTGCCGAGCCACCGACATTAATGATTCCACTGGAACCAGATTTCTTTACTATTCGGAACTCATCATTAGACACTCTCACAATGCCAAACTCAGCCATTCCATCGAAATACGTGGGATTCAAGGTGGGTTGCCGGACAGCCGAGAGGTCGCGGGCATTAATGAAGTGGCCATTCCCATCCGTTCGGACCTGACCCACGTGTCGTACATAGTAACCCGGCCAGGATTCGGCCATTTTGCCGTGTTCCGGCGCCTTCCGAGAGATGAATGGGCGCAATCTGAAATCCAACGTCGCGTCGTAATGAGTTTCCGCTCCCTGGTCCTCCGTGGTCCACGGCGAGCCGGTATCGGGATTCACCGCATTAAAGTTGAACGGATCGACGACGCCGGCCAGGTAAATATAATACTGGCTATCTGCACTCAGGGCAGTTGCTTTACGATCCACCATCTCGGGATATGAGATATTCCAGTCTATCCATGCGGCATCCAGAGCAATGTCGTAATCCGCTCCCAGATACCAGAGGCCACCACCGACATAGATTTGGCCCCATGCTCCATCGAGAAGGGCCAAGCTGAGCGTCTGTTCATCCACGAATTCAATCACAAAATCGCTGTATTCTCGATAGGTCTCCGGGAAATTCGTCGTGCGTGAGACCAGGGAAATGTCCAGTTCACGGATGAAAAACGGACCACCTGTACTTGCCGCAGTTGCATCGGTCTGGATCTTGCCCACAAGACGGGCGTTCTTCCCGGAACCTGTGTCGGATAGGTAAGCATTTACATCAGCAGATCGAGACAGAAACAGCTTCCCTCGAAAATCCCATGCCGGGGCCGCATTATGGGTTGGATCAAGGGGAAGGCCCGGACAAATGAATGCCAAATCCAGCGTGTTCGACAAATAAACCCAATACTCAGTATCAGGCTCGACATGGGCGAACACAAGGCTGTCTGTCTGGTTGTTCCATTCAATGCTGGCGAGGTTTGATAGGACGCTCGATGTTCGCTGCGCCTTGATATACTCACCACCCACCCAAATCTGACCGGCTCCTCCTTGGACTGCTTCGAGGCCGAGTTCGCGGTAGTTCACAAACACCACGCGCACGTCGGGGGCAATGACCTGGAGAAATCCCTCGGGGAGATGTCGATCTGCCTCATCGTCTTCTAGTGCGCCATGTCGTAACCGGCACCACTGAAAGCCGTTCCAGTATGTAGGAACCCCGGCTTCCAGGACGACGTGAGCCTCTCCAATTTGGCGTCCGGGAATGGGCAAGTTCGAGATACCATCTACATTCCATCGCCATTTGAGCGGCTTCCATACGGAGTGCTCGGAATCCCAAAAGTAGCCCACCCATGTCATGCCGCTGCGCCTGAGATCAGGCTCAGGGACGCGCCAAATTTCACCGAATGGCCGCGGGGTATTCGGCAATGCGCTGAAAGAATCGGCCTGTCCAGACACCTCCACATCGAGCCACTGCGCCCCATCCCACCATTTTAAATGCCTCCACTCACGCACGAAGCGGATCGCGCCGTAAGTGTTCCCTTCGGGGGAGATCCGGCCCAATTCGGAGCCGTAAGTCGTGCCGTCCCCGAAATACGAGCTGTCTGTTGATGGATAATCAGGCCACGTCATTGCAGTCCTTATTAGATTGTGGGGCAGGCTTTCCAGCCTGCCTTGCCGTTGCTCTGCCCATGCTCTTCGTTGCCCTTACCGGAAAGGGCTCCCCCGATTTCATGCTCCCACCCCTGTTTGAGGCGTGTCGCTATTCCAGCCGGGACTTCCAATGCCGCCCTGATTCGGACTTTGCACCGCGGTATCGGAGGAGCCAGGGAGATCAAGCTGCGTCGGGACTGGAGGCTGACTGCCATTTGCCCTAAAGTTAAAGTTCACAACCTCGAAGCCCTCCTGAATCGAATGCTCGGTCTCCCAGATGTGGACCGCTTTCCCGAATATCATCCAACAGGCTTGCGCGTGTTCATCCCAGGCATACCCGCCGCCCGATTCGGCCTTTTTTTTGCACGTGTCCTTGTCGTCACCCACCGGTAGAAAGCCATACCCAGTCACATGCTGGACGCCGTGGTCCTCGGCTTGTGTCCCGCCCGTGGGCGATTCATTGGGTTGTAGGTTCAGGGCCATGCGTTACCCTCCAAACGATGAAGCTCTAGAACACCATCCCGGCCCAGCGAGAGCGTATCCCTCTCCCGGCGTGTATGTGAATGTGACCTTATCCAAAGTCGGGATGTCCGACCCCGACACCTTCAGCCCTATCGCAAGATCAATTGGGGTTATGCCGGGAGAATATCCCAGCGTATCAAGATTCGCTTCGCTCAGGGCGGCAAACTGTGTCGCAGTCATCTGATTCTGGGCGATGCCCATCGCCTGTTCAAGAGCACCTAATTCACTGTCCACCGTAGCATTTTGCCAACTCCCCCCCGAATCGTTATACTGCCAATGATCGCCCGAGTACTGGACCACGGGTCGTTGCCCAGCAACGTAAGCATACCAGGTCGTCGCCTCATCGAAACAGATGGCGGCGTATTTGACCCCCACACCATTCTGAGTCACGGCCACAGAGTTCAGGTCAGCCCAGCCGGAAGAAATAATTTGTGTATGGTCTACCGTTGTTTTAGCTACGTAGAGGTTACTTGGGACACCGTAACGAACCTCAATTGTCTGGACAAAGCTTACATAGGAGATATACTCCGTCCAATCTCCTTCGGTGATATTTTGAGTATTATAACTGGTCGTGGTTTTGTGGTATATCGTACCTGTAGAATCTAAATATGCAGTATGCCCGACACTCGCCGTACAATCAATAATAACAACAGGCCCTGCTGAACCATCAACCAGAAGGGTAGCCCAGTCAGATGTGACTGTAGCACCAGCGCTTAACGAAAACCCATGCCCGGCAGAGAAAAGCAGCTCTATTGGGGTCGCGGTACAGTCCCCACCTCCATTACTAATCCCAACGGCAGCATTGGCGACAGTTAAACCCCCATCATCCCCAGCCTTGAATGTCACACGAATTTGGGTTCCAATATAATTTCCTACCGGCAGCACTTGTCGAACGCTACTACTAGTGGGAAAGTTCAGGTGTGACGTCACGGCGTAGCTGTGGCTGACTAACGCCGTGCTATCAGAATTAAGGGTGATATTTGCGCCAGAAACAATAATTCCCGTAATGCTAGTAAGATTTGAATCCGAGGCATGGGCCACGGAGAGCACAACACTGGACGCGCCAGTCCCATCGCCGCTTTTTGAAACAACCGTCGCTGTGCTCGCATCTGCAAATGTGATCAGAACTCCGGGAATCACATCCGCATTAGCGACCGAGAGATGCCCCGCTGTACCAGAATCCTGGACCCAATTACCATTTTTCAGGTTGCGCTGCGAGAAATCACCGGCATCCACGAAATCAGCATCAATGGTTAGAGTCACGATTCACCTTCTCAGTTCAGTTGGATCTTGAGCACCACGATCACGCGACTTATCGTGGTGCAGGAATCCACGTTGACCTCTATTATGTCCCCCCCAGCGACACCTACGGTCCAGCCGGTCAGGGTGCTGCTTTGAGCCTTCTGTGCGCTCGCGGCAATGAGAGGCGGGGCTGATGCCACGATTGAAGCCGTCGTAGGATAACCGGCGTAGTTGCATTTCTTCAAATCCAACTGGATAGCACCGGCCACGTCAGCCAGGAGGGTCCATTCAACAATGTTCCCGGTGTCGGGGATAACCCACATGCCCTTGCTGCCGGTCGAAATAGCCACGGCCCCGTTGTCGATGGTGTAGGTTCGATATTTGTAAACCGTCTCACCGACGAATGTGGTGCCGGTCCGTCTTGTTCGCTGCCCGTCGGCTATTGCGCCGATGGTGAGAGCCTGCCCGCCGGATTCGGTTATTGCTACCACCACACCAGTTGGATAAAGCCACTCCTTCCAGTTCGCCAGAATGGAGGGGTCATCATCGGCGAGAATAAAAACTGTGTCCTCATCGCTTCGCAGCGCGACATCGCCCTTCTGGCAATCGAGCGCGAGCATTGCCACTTCCGACGCCACAACAAAGGTTTCGTTGATGGCCAGAGCAGGCAATCTATTCGTCGGGACGAGCAGATTCGCGTCCAGATCGCACAGGCCACTCGCCGCGGCCTTGGATGCTATGAACGCGTCTATGGCCTCATGGGTGTTTGTTCCCGCGTGCAAAAGGTCCGTGTCGTGATCCATCGCGGCCAACAGTTGGGCAAGGGTCCCCAAATTCGTGTTGATCTTCGTCGCGGCCCCCGGCAACGTGTCGGGATCGCCTGCTATGACTATTAGAACAGGGGTAAAATCCATTGTCAGCCTTCTTTCTCTGTTTCGTCTCTGCTAAGTATCGTTTGCATAGCCGCTTCCACTCTGGCTAGACGCTCCTGTAGCGCCGCGTTCTCTTCCTTGAGTTCCCGGATCTTTGCCGCGTGGGGGTGCGTCCGCTTTACGAGCCAGCCGTTGGGCTTGCGCTTGAATTCCTGCGGAGGGGTATCGAATACATCAGCCATTTCAAACCTCGCTGCAAATGACGCCGATTTTCTGCACTTTCGGGGTCCGTGCCTGATTGGTCGTGGTAAGTTGGATGCGGTAACGCACCTGAGTCAACGGAGCCAGATTGATCGTCCCACCCCCAGCATAAGCCCCATTGCCCGCAGAATTCGCGCCGGTGTCAGGATCGACCAGGGTAATCAGGTCATCAGTCACACTCACCGCTCGCCATGTGCCGTTCGCCGCGGTGTTACCTGTAACGCTGGCAACAACGATGATCTGGTCCTCCTGGTATGGATGGGCTACGGATTCCAACACTATGGGCGTCGTGTTGCTCGCATCCGTGACCGTGGCCTCGTCAGGCGTCTCGAATTGCTGTGTATAGTAGTTCTCGTGCTGTCCGACAGGGACGAAACCTGGTGAAGACATGATCTGGACCCAATGGTCTCCGTTATCATCGGAATACATGGGCGCGGCACTCGTTACCCCGGCGCCATTCGTCCCGTCCGCGTCCAGGAGCATCGTTGCAACTATTTTGTTCGGATAGTTGAGAGGATCCTCAAATGTCTGATTGGTCGAGATGTAGTCCGCCGATTCCACATGGAGCAGGAAGAGTACTCCCGCGATCTGTTCAACTATCTGGTATGACCCGCCAAGGCTCGTCACATCCACACGGAGTTGCACCTCGTTGATGATCTGCTCGAGTACCACATCAGTGAACGGATCGAACGGAATCCACGTGGGATCAACGGTATCGAGAGTATAGCTCCAAACGACATGCGTGCCTGGTGCAATAAACTCCTGGATTGCTAACGCGATCCTTGACGCGTCGATGCCGGTGATGCTGTCGAATACGATTTGGCAATCGTTTTCAAAATTGCTCTTATAGAGCTTGTATTTCACATCCCGCTTAGTCCACGGCTCCCAAGTCCGACCATTGGGCGAGTGAAAAAACACCCCGTCAGCAAGCGGCGGCCCGATGACGTTCCCGCTCTGCACGTCAATATCGCCAAGCTCCGCGACCCACACCTCATAGTCGGTAGTCGAAGCACCAGGAACGGTCACAAAACAAAACTCCGTATTGGGAGCGAACCCCATCACAGAATCGAACGTAAACACTGTCTCTACCGAGGAATCCTCAGACACCCCTACCTCGTTAGGTTCAAGCGTGCAGGAAGAATACACGACCTGACCGGGTTGCCCATTAATGGTATTACGGATCTGCATGGTGATAGGCTGGACACTGGATTTCCTATGGAAAAAAACTCCTACAGCAGAAATGTATGTAATCTCGCTGCCTATCATAAAAGTTTGTGCTATAGGATCTCCCCATGCAAAGTCCGTAATCTCCACTTGAGATACCGATTCCAGTCGATAGGTGGGATTAGGTAGTCCTATTACAGTGTTTTGTTTTTGGACAGCAAAACCCGCACCAAAGAAATTGGTCTGCGCCCAGGAGTAAGCCGGTTGACTCCAATGAAACACCTTGACAGGAACGGTCCCTGTCGGAATGCCCTGCGGCATTAGAAACGTGCCGGTTATGCGGCCTGAATTGTCAGTCTCAATGGTCGTGGCCCCCTGGTATGTGTGAGTTCCCACGGACCCTTTTGGATCTTGGGCACCTGAATCGTAGGTGAAGTCAACGACTTTGCCATTTATACTAATTGCATGGTCCTGATTCGGAACTAAACCCGTGATGCGAACCGTAATCTCTATGGGGTTACCGCCTGGATCAGTGGTTCTTAGCATCGGCACCATAGACATATCAACTACACGGCTACCCAGATCGAGATTGATGGTGCCAGGAATCTGCGTAAGCTGTATTCCGGTTCTCTCCCGCCATCCAACTGCCCACTGTTGATTATGAGGATCCCCTCCTAGACTCATAAACGGGTCAATGCCACCATTCACTATTCCATTAAGCCCCCACGCACCCCAAATAGTGGAGTTTAGGTCAGACCCATCGGTAGCGGCTCCAGTGAGGTTGTTGTCATAATCCACATTTATAGCTGGTAATTGTGTCTCGTCGAGAAAAGCTAACGAAAACGGAGTGATGTTCATATCACCTACGAAGTTTTCATAAACAAAATCTGGAGCGCAACTCACCCATATGCTCGCCTGCAATTGCTGGTCAAAGACTTCCGGTTGATAGTCCAGGCACAAAATGTTCCCATTCCTGCGGACGTGAGTTGAGTTCACCAGGTCCACGGAGAGTAATTTGGGCTGTCGTGTAGCCGGCAAGAGGAGTGTCCCTGACATTCGATCCACCGCGGCGGTATGCTTCACGCCGTTCTTGTCGAAGGCAGTGTCGATCCTGTTGAACCCGGTCAGTGCGTCAGTGAATAAACCCTTGGCCGTAGCCGCTGCCTGATGCCCTTCAACCTCCTTTTCGAGGGTATTGACCACATTCCAGTATTCGAGCCTGGCTATCCTGTCCCCGAAATTACGGAGCCCCTGCTGAGTGATTCGCAAAGGTTCCAGCGATGTCACCCGCGCTTCACCAGGACCGTAGGTGTATGGCGCAATCCGGACAATGGCCAGTGATAGGAGTCCTGTTTGCTCTGACGGAACCGGTGGCACCCTGGCGGGCGAGCCGGTCACAAGGCGGAAATCGCCGGTGTCGGTCAAGACGAGCTTGTCCACCCGGCTCAAATAATAGTTATAGTCGAACGTCGGGGACTCATCAGGAACCGGCCAAACACCCGTAGTGCGGAAATCTGTGCAGTCGCGGAGGTTGTCGGTCCCGAAGGTCTCGATGCTCTCGTACATATCGAAGGAGTCAGGGCCGACATAATCTCCTTCTGTCGCGTGATACCACGCTTCCAAGGTGATATAGTAAGTCGCGGCATTTTGTGGTTGCCCGGTTATTCCGGTATTGGGCGCACCTGCGCCGGACCAGTCTATTTGAGAAGTGGCATGCGCGAGGGCAGTGGAGTTTTTCAGGAAAGCGTACCTCGAATACTCGGTCGCGCCTTGCCCGGGCGTGTCATTGACACGAAGAATGCTCACTGCATCGCTGATCGAGCCGGAAAGTCCCGTAACCGGGCTGCCGTCCAGCACTTTCGTCACCGTGGCGCCGGTAAAGACGAGATTATCCGTGCCGCCAACCGTGCCCTTGACAACCTGTGCGTCTGTGACCCTTACCAGAATGCGAGCACCCTTTGTGGCATTGCGGTTATAAGCGCATTTCACCCGATAGGTCGCTCCCGCGTTCGGCTCGTCACCGCCCATGCCCGCAAAAGAGATCGTATTCCCCACCCTCACAAAATCCACACCGTCCAGGAAATCCCACTTCTCGTCATGGCAGTCCGCGGCCAGCGTCGAGGCCCCAAGGATATCGAGCGCATTCTCGACTCCAAGGTCATCGATATGCGTCGAGCCGTTGTGCGTCAGCGTCACAACCGTCTCTGTGCGGTAACTCAGGTCTGACACGTCCTTCACGTAGGCATCGTTGATGGGATAGATCCGCGTCCCGACCGGAGTATGGCCCCCTGTTGAGATCCCGAGGATGGTATAAGCGTCATCGGAGACGCTATTCACGGTCAGATTCTTGCCATCAACTGCCTGGATTTTCAGTATGCCGCCGGCCGCGGTGCATTCCACAAGTGTTCCATTTGTGGGATAGGCATTGACCGACGCCTCGATCTGTGCGCCCACCTGCGCGGCCGTCTGGCCACTACCAGAGAGCGTCACCACATGGGCATTCCCGGAACCAACTGTGAGGCTGACCTTCAGGCCGTCAACGTCATAATTCTCCGGGTTCGAGGTAATCACGTACCCGCCCGGAATGCTGAATCCATCCACGCCCGAGTTATTCACGAACATCACATCGCGGGCTTTGTTGAACGGTATCGACTGCGTGGCCAGGGTCTCAACTTCAAACCCCATAGGGTAGGCTTTTCCAGGGTTGACTTTCAGGAGCAATTTTGTCGCATCTGTTGTGTGTGCCACGACTTCCATTGGGAAGTTCCGTGTCACATAGGACCCAGCCAGGTCATAGAGTCTCCGCGCAGCGGCAATGTCTTGCATGGAGCGTTCCGGTAGGAACTGCTTCGTCTTGGGCTGTCCATCAACGAAATCTTGGATGGGGATCATGTTCGGGTCATCGACTACCCACACCACGTCAAACGTGAGTCTGTCCGCGCCTGGTGCGTTATACGCGGGACTATTAAAAACCCCTTCATCAATGTTCCGAATGATCGGGTCATCCTCATAGGTGAGGATCCCTGGCGTAATCGTCACGCCCACTCGTTCCGTCCCGGTTCCGGCGAGAGTCACTTGGCCTGCGGGCACTCTCAAATAGCAACCGTCTGCATAGATTTTTGCGGCTGTGAATGACCATGTGGTCCCCGAAACATGCACCGGGCTGCCGCCCTCGATAACGTCGCCGTCCTTGTGAATCGTGTCCGCGATGTCCTGAATTGCACGATGGATCATGGCCGTCATGTCGGACATCTCCATGCGTTGAGCGTAGCGCCCCGGTTGCACGAGGAGAGCATACCAGTACGGCCGGCCGGACGTGTTCTCGCTGGGAGGATGAATCTGAGAGTCTGCGGCTTGGCCAGTGTCGTAGATGTACCCGACCGCGACAGTCACTTCACCTATGAAATTCCAAACGAGGCCGATCTTCTTGAAGAACCGGATTTTCTTCGCGCCGGTCGGTATGGTCTGCGGCTGGACTTTGACCTTATTGGTGCCGTTCAGCACTTCAGCGGCCGTGGTTGTTGCCACTTCGTCAGATGCCGTGGTCTCGCCGCCGATGGTCGTGAAAGTCGCGACGTAGGAATAAGAGGCGCTTCCAGGAGCACCCACAATCTCCGGTGTTTGGAGAATCGGAGGATTCAGGTTATCAAAAGCCCGGACATTGTAATTATGTAGTGCTTCAACAACCAAATTGCCCATACGTCGCTCCTATATCGTGTCTTGTCCGATCTTGCCCAGAATCCGTAGTATTCGTTGCTCCCCGAGAATCGTCTCTTTCACCGCCATGTTTGCCAGTCCCATGACATATCCGGGATCTGCCACTCTCGCGGGACTCAACCAATCCCAATGGGTATAGCCCGCTATGGCCTGGAGTCCCCACAATGCCGCGATCTGCCGGAAACCGCCCACGGGCTGGCCTATCCATGTGTCGTATTTCACTTCCAGATACAGATAACGGGCCGGGTCCGCGATGCCCGCCTCGTCACTGACAAACTGGTAAGCCTGGTCCCCGATGATGATCCCATCCTCCTCGGGCGGGATCTCATCAACCGGTTCACACAGCGAGGCCCTGTCCGCACGCAAATAAAGAAACGGCTCGGTCAGCGTTTCATCCGCTGGCGCCGGTTCCGGTGGGTTCTCCTCATCCTCCCATGCCGAGCTTTTGCCAAGCCCGATCCAATACGGCCCCGCACTGATGAACGGATAGCCGACCGTGATATCGTCGCGGTCCCACGTAATCCCGGCATTGTCCATAGTCAGCCAGCCGGCCATTCGAGCGAGCGTTCCCGGCGGGAAAGGCGGATAGCCGACCGTGATATCGTCGCGGTCCCACGTAATCCCGGCATTGTCCATAGTCAGCAAATCGGCCATTTCGGCAAACAGTTCAATGTCGGAGACGAGCCTCAGATACCAGCACTCACCGCCCGCCGTGGTCTCCCTCAGATCCTCTTTCAAGCCGGCAATGTCTTCAAGCGCATCCCGGACCTCAAGCACAAATGCCCCATCATGCCAGTAGTCCGCGGCCTGAAGCGCCGCGTCATCGCAGCCCCATCGGCCCTGCACTCCCCACACCAGGAGCTTTGATGCCTGATCCGTGACCTCATGAGGGCTCGTGCCATTATCCGCAACCGTATCCGCAAGCCTGACCGCTGTGCCCTTATAGGAATGCCTCCTGATTGCGTTCCTGATGCGTCGGCGATTCCAGGGTCGATCTTTTGTACCGCGCCAAGTGTGGCCGACCAGGGGGGCCAGGAGAGAAAGATATCTGTCCGGCACCGTGTCCACGTTCCGGAGGTCGAATACTTCGCCGGCCTTGTCATGGATGTAAAGGAACTCCGAATCGACCACGCCGAGAAAACCATCGAGCACGCCATCGGTATCGAGGCGTTGCCAAATCTTCGGAACTCTCTCTACGAGTGCTTTTCTCGGCATAGTTATGCTGCCGTGACGGTCATGGTCCCCGCCGTGAGTATTTCCCCATTGCCGGCTGAAACATCGGCCAAGGGGAGATCAATATCGGCCCAGGAAACGCCTGCAACGGAAAGGGCCGTCGAATGGATATCCGAATAGGAGAGGGTCCCGGCGATAATCTGACTGTTAGTGGAGAGAAGACTTGTCAATGCAGCCTGGACCGCTGAAATCACCGCCTGTGAGGAATAACCGGCCACAATTCCTATTCTGCACGTAATATTGACGGGAACCTCGACCGCATCCGAAATGATATACCTTCCCGTCCATGCTCCCAGGTGGCCCCAATCACAGCACTTGGCTGTTATCAAAATTTCCAACTGATCGGACATGGGGCCACCGCCCTCTGAAACGATAAAGAGTTTCATGTAAAGGTGCGGATACTGGCTGCCGTAATTACGATCAAGTGCCTGACAGTGCTTCACGCCGGCAATGCTCTCGATCAGAGCTTCATAGTCTGTCGTGGTCAAACCCCTGCGCTGGGTCTGAACCACTCTCGGGATCCTGCGTCGGAAATCGGAGATGGATTCGACCGGACCCCCTCCGGTAGCAGGGTCCCCATTGGTCGCTGTAATTTTCTCGATCAGGTCTGAAGGCACGCCGGTAATCATTCCGTAACCAGCATTGCCGTTTTCCGCTGCCGTCCTGAGGAACTGGACCGAAAGGGTTGAAGGAGGAAGCTGTTTCCCCTCAACTCCGTCTCCCAGGACCAAATAGACGGTGTTAAACTCGTTGTTCACAGGTTCCGCGAACAATTCCAGGCGGAAATGGTAATCAGTCGAAAGGCTTCTCCAGAAGCTATCAATTTCAGTCCAATATGTCGGGGTCTCTCCATGCCATATCGCGACCGTGCCGGCCGCGACGTTGGCACCGAGATTGTATTGAGCCCTCCCCGTGATCTCGGATATTTCGAAATCTCCCGGTTCGAGAGATAGGGTGACGAGCGTGCCCTGTGTCACCTCTGCGTCAATGCTTTCCTCATCAACAGGCAAAGTCACGTCCTGATCGACCAAATAAGTCACCCCATCGGGCCTGGTGAAACTGGAAAACCTGGGAATGAGAAGCTGATCGCTAAAATTCGGCTTGCGAGTCAGCGTCAAGGTGTTTTGCGCTGAACTTGTGATCTTGGGCAGAATATCAACGGTTTTGGCAATATCAATGAGACTCTGCATAAAGCGAGCCAATTCAACATAGCCCTCACGAAAAGCCTCGTCAATATAGAAAGCCAGTTGGTCGGACTCACGCGCGAGAAGCCGCAGAATGCTTATTCCTGCATCCGAATGGTTCAGGTCTGTGAGTTGGGGCACTTCCTCTCTGAGTCGTGTAATAAGCGCCTCAAATCTTGCCGTGTAGTCACGTCCTGAAAAGTTGTAGTCAAGTTCGCTCATCTTAATTCCGTAGGGTTGCCACTTCCGTCAGGAGCCGGGCCTGCGAAGGCACTCGTATCAGCGTGCCGACCGGAGGCTCCTCCGAAGGGTCCGCGTTGTGTCGGCTCATGCCCGCTTCCGCGGCATCCTGGACCCACATTTGCGCCAGATAAGGCCAGTATCGAATGTCGCCATAGAGTTTCCAGGAAATCAGAAGCCAGGTATCGCCGTGATTGATCTCGTAAAACTTGTCGTCATAGTTCGGCGGCAGATAGGTTGACCGGCGGAACCGATCATGCGTGATGCCTTGATATTCCGATTGTCGAATATTGAAATAACGGCTCTGATAGTCGTGTCTGCTCGCGTCGACCGCGGCCACAGGATATTCCTGTGCTCTGGCTTGGCGAGGTTCCACGAATGGAGCGACGAGGTTCCCGACGATTTGAGCGAGGATAAACTCGACATAGGCTAGAGCCGGTAATTGGCCCTGGTCGATGCCATACCCGGAAGGTTTGAACTCCATCCCGCCGTTTTCAGGGAACCGCGCCCGCTTTTCCCACCGGATAGTTGATTCAAAAAAGAAATGCTTCAGGACCGGCCACGTTTCGCTTGAGTTGGGCTCGAACAGGATTTCCTGTATGCGAGATCCAAATTCCGGGAGAGTGTCGTGTTCTCCTTGATGGGTCAGAAGAATGTGAGCAATGGCTTCTGCGATGTGGTTCGCGGGGAAATCGGTATTCTCCCGAATGGTCCAGGACTCGTTGAGGTATTGCAGGGACACCGACCGGGGATCTCGAAGGCCCTCCGTGACCTGCACGCCGCCCGTAGCGGGGTTTGCCCGAAAAGGAAAGGCTGTGCCTCTGCCGTATATGGGGTAGGTTCTCATGCTTGCTCGCCATTCCCCTCGCTGCTGGATTCTTGCGTTCCATGAGAGACTTTCGGAGACGAACCGCCGCTGCTATATTTTCCGAAATTGCCCTGCACCGTTTCCAGAATAGACTTAAAGAGAGGAAGCACATCAATCGGGGGTTGCTCTTGAATGATCTGTCGGGTCGTGTAGATTGCGCCCTTCTTACCGTCAGCCCATATCTGCGTTTCTCCGACACCAAGGAGAGCGAGGGCGCTGGGAGCATCGAGAATCAAGTAAGGACCGATCTTGATCTCGCCTTTTTCCTTCTTACCGGACCAATAGACGACCACGCCGCCCTTGCTCTGTGCGACCTGGGCGAAGCCCTGGCTGTTCAAGTCCATGTGGCCCGTAATTTGCATGTCGTCTTTGAGTATCTCTTCCGGGAGTTTGGCGGTCTGAGCCATGATGGTTTTGGATCCGCGTGTCTCTCCCTGGCGGTATTGACTCCCCTCCCCCTGTTTCTCCTGTGCGTCTTCTTTTTTGCCCGGGCAAATCGAGAACCAACCGCTGCCGACCCAATCAACGATGAACTGGCATTCCTGTTTGCCGTTGTCGTCGAAGAAGATGGTAGCGCCTGCCTCGGTCTTGAGTTCCCGTATGCGTGTGCCTTTCCTCACGTCCTGATCTCCAATGGTTTTGGCTTCACACGGTATCAGGGCGTTTTTCGGTTCAGGCTTCGCCGCCGGAGCAGGTCCGGGCCAGCATTGTGGCTCAATGTAGTCACTATCCCAAAAACTCACGGCCACGGCCTGACCTGGGACCATAGGCCACCAGAATCCGAAGTCGCCGCTATTGGGGCCGCAGCCGACTGGCAGGCCCACCACTTCACACCAGTTTAGCCAGTTGCCAGTACCAGTATGGTTGATTGAGGGACATTCCACCTTCACGCGGTTACGGCCTTCCGGATCTTTCACATCGCGGACCACGCCAAGGTGCAGCGTCGCCGCTTGCTGCTGGTGCTGCATCTCTGCCGGAATCGTAACTTTTGAATCCACACCTGCCATATTGCCTAATCCATGATCCCCGACATCGAGGGCGGATACGAATTGTAAGAACCGTCTTTCTTTGCCTCAGACTTCTGAATCTGGCCCCAATTATTGATTGCCCATCCCTTTGCCTTGGCGATTTCGCCGCCGCCCCTGCCTCGTTGGAGTTTTATTCCCCACCAGAAGTGCATGACGTTCTCCCCTGTGCCATAGGTGAAGGTGGCTTGAGATTCGGAATTGATCTTGCGGCATCCCACGTAAACCGTGTCCTTCTTGTAGATGTCCGCATAAAGGACAACCGGCTGATCAATAGCCTTGCCATCCTGCCCCAATGTCGGCCGCAGAAGATTGGAGATAGTCCGGTATCCATGCCCCACATCCCATTCCTGGACGAGCCGCTTGACGTACCATTTCCCGGATGCTTCCGGGCCGACGTTTTGGACGGTGAGGCATTTCTTCGCCTGAAGCATCGGCTGGCCGACTACTTCAAGAAATCCGACTATGGTAGTTGTCCCGGCCCGGTTGCGTCGATTGTTGATACGAATGTCCCCGATGGACTTTAGTCCAGCGTCAATCATCGACATGATCGCACGGTCGCCGTTCACGATCTCCGCATTTGGGAAGTGCTTCCCGAAATTAAACTCCGGTTGCCCCTTTATGGGATCCTCCCCGTCGCTCTTTTGCTTCTCTCCACACTCGGTCATACCCATCAGCCAGCGGATGGCCGCATATCCCGTCTGATTGTGAACACTCACTACCGGGGGCATTTTCTCAGGCTGTTTGACATTCACATCAGGGGTCATCTTGTGGCCCTCGATGATGGATTTTAGAATTTCTTTGACGTCGTTAATGTCGGAATTACCGGCCGCGGTCACTCCGACCAGGCGCTCTGTGCAATCCAAAGCCACGAGCCTGATAGTCGGCCCCTGCTTGGTTGGAAAATCTTCCCTCTTGTCTTTGATCTTCATTCGAATCGTTGGAGACACTTCACCCTTGTGGTAGCCAAAATTGAGGCTGATCTCCTGCTCGGTCTTGAACACGCCGGAATACTTGCCGTCAGGATTTGCGAGGGTGACGGTCAGAGAAGAAATGCCGTCCTCCACGTCCTCCAGGCTCCATCGCTTCGTGATCTTGGTCACGTCGCGACCTCCGATTGTAACCACGAAGTCAGGGTCATAAGTTTTTTGGTTGCCTGGAAGCAGCATTACTTGTATTCCGTCAGAACCATATCGATATATGCCTCGCAGGGCACAAGTCCTGGTGTCCACAAGGGGCCATAATCGATCTTCAGGTTCGATATGACGCAGTTGACATTAATGGTATCGCCCATGATGAAGCGCACCCGCGGGGGCCGTTTCACACTACCGCCCGCTGTGCAGGCGCACATGCCGTACAATTGCTCAATGGCTCCCTTGACATAGTCAGGGCCGCGGTCTGCCCTGGAAAGAGCAAACTTGATATGAAACAAGCGAGGCTCTGCACATCCATATTGCAAGATGGGCTGTTCCCTGCCGGCGACCTTGAGTTTGTTCCACGGGATTCTTTTGTCCCCTACAGTCTTATGGGGATTCCACTGAAAACCGAACATGCCCCCGGTTTCCGGGATCAAATATCCGCTCTGAACCGGAATGTCAGCGTCGGTCATGGTCCCGCCACTCCTGAATTAAAACCCATCGGATCACCGCCAAAACCTTGATATCCGGTGGTGCGATTCCATTCGATAGCCTCGCTGATCCACTCGTAGATCATGCGTCCGTCGATATGGAGTTGATTCTGAAGTACGATCGGTGGGGGCTCTGTCATTGCTCCAGCCATGAGCGCCGGATCCATTGGCGCAGTCTGCCCCGGCATGATGGGTTGAGTCAGGGGCTCCGGGCCGTTGAAACTGACGGAAGGACCGCCAAAGTCCACGCCCGCGGCTATTGCATCGCCAGCCAAACGGCCAATTCGAGCGTCGCCACCCTCTCCGAACCAATTCCAGGGCATCATGGAGCCAAGGGTCTGGTTGAGGCTCCCGGCCTTCTCATTAAGCCAGGAGAAGATTTCACCGAGAGTTGTCAGTGCTCCTTGAAGTTGGCCGCTGGCTGAATTCATAAGCTCCGATGGACCATTGCCAGAAGTCCAGCCCTCCACTTTCGGACCGAGCCAGTTCGCCAGACCGCCGATAGACGGGCTAATTCCTTCCATAGAGGTTGCCTCAATCCACTGAAGCCATTTTGTCCATCCAAAATCGCCGCTGGCGGATATTTTGGCCCGTTCGCGGAGCGCAAAGGTATTCTGGACACCATAAATTGATTCAAAGAATCCTTTGTTGTCGTCAATGCGCTTCGCTGCCTCGTCAGGGCTTAATTTCTCCATGCGGATCAATTTATCCATCTGCATGGCAGCGGTATTGATATTAAAGGGCGCACTGAGTCCCGATGCGATGCGATGCGCCCATTTCGTGTCTGCTATGGTTTGAAAGAAATTCGACATTCCTGTTGATATCCGCTCCCATGCCGTCCCAGCATCATCGAGCGTTGCGAGTGCCTTGTTCGCCATATCTTCAGGAATGCCCTTGGTAGTAATGTCCTGTCGCAGCTTCAAGAAACTCTCCTGGAAGCCTTCCTTCATGATCGACTGTATGATCGGGAGGAAATATTTCGAGAACTTCATGTCTTCAGTGAGCCTCATCCCCTTGTCCTGTGCCGTCTTGACCTGCCGACCGAGCATCGGCAGGAACTGAGCCATAAGCTCTGGGTTCGACATGATTTGACCGACCATAGGCGAGAGGGCTTTCAGATTCATCTCATTTTGGAGCCGGGCCTGTGACGCATCGCCGCCAGCGGCCTTCACCGCAATCGGGTCTTGCCATTTGCCCATACCCATAAGCAGGGCGCGCGACGCATCGGTCGGGAACCGGGTAAAAACATCCTTGGTGCCTCGACCGGCCTGACCGGGCTGAAAGCCCATATCGACCAGAGCGCCATAGAAAGACAGGGCCGAAGGAACGTCCCACCCTTGGTTGAGCAATACCGGCAAGGAATGTCTTGCCGCGGCCGATATGCCTGGGCCCCAAATGTTCGATTTCTCGATAGCCGTGGTCATCTGTGCAACGATCTTGGTCGAGAAGTCGCCAAGATCCACGTTGCCATAACCGGGAACATCGGCCCGTCCGCCGCTTTGGATAGCCTCCCGCACGTCCTTGGTTTGGTACGTAAGGAGCGTCTTGGTCCACTGCGACATCATTTGGGCAGCGCCCTCGCCCTTCATTTTCGAGAGCATGGAAAATTGAAGGACTGCCTCATTCATCTTGCGAAGATTCTCAAACCCGACTTCATTCACGTCAAAGGCCGATGCCGTCTGACTCATGGCCTGCGTGTATTGCTCCGCGGTCACAGTCCAGAATTTCGTTGAGAAGGTCCGGGCCGCAGCTTCCGTCTTTGCCTTGTTTATGGGGTCAAACGACACAGCAGAGAGTTCACCAAGAGCCGCCGCTATTTCCTTGCGGGAACGGCCCATCATGACATCACGGAGCATGTAGCTTCCGCCCTCCATTGCCGCGGTCCATGCCCGATAGCGCAGGAGGAACCAGGGCGCTGCTCCGAGAATGTCATTGACTGACGCGGGGCCGGAACCCTTCTTGGTGGCGCCTGCTCCTGGCGAAAGGATGGCCCCGCTGCCCGCTGCTCCCGCCCTCGGAGCCCGAATAGTCAAATTCCCTGTGCTTCCCACCGCGGCGCTATACCGAGTGACTGAGGCTGTAAGGACATCAATCCCCGCAGCGGCCTTGACCGCTCGACCGGTGACACTTTCAAGTTGTTGAGCAAAATGTTCTGTGCGTCTTGCCGCAGTGGCGAGAGAATAACTGGTATTGGCAAAGGAGTTGAGCTTATCCCCCGATTGCACGAGGAGCCTGAGCATGCGGGTAGCGCGTGAGGTTCCGGAAAGCGCAGCGGTCCAGTTCGTCAAGACCGAGGCCGACTGAGCCATAGAAGTGGATACTCTCTTGATGGCGATATCCACTTGGAGCAGTTCTTTTGCGACTTGCTGGCTTGCATCGACCAGGTCCTTATGGCCGCTGACCTGGTATGCAATCCCTATATTCTGGTCCATTACTACTCCGGTCGCTCTGTTTGATTCTTCTCAAACTTCCGTTGCTCAACCAGCATTGCCCAATTGCGCCGTCGTTCCGTGAGAGGCCAAGAAAGAACCTCGCTACGCGGCATCTTCATATGGTATTGGATGTTGAAGATTTCCTGTTCAAAGGCTTCGACGGTGTATCTGTTCAACGGATACAACGCCGAAGGATCCTTGAATCCCCATTGAATCAGGGGGACGCCCAACTCTCTGGTTATCCCCCGGGCAGTAAAAAATCGCGATGGGTCAGGATGTTGATTACGGTCTTTCGCCCGCAGGAATCGCACTCAACGATGACATTGGTGTCGTATCCGCATATCAGCTTCTTTCTGGCGCGGCGGATCACGGCATGATCCTTCGGTGGAAGCATCGCAACATCCTCGTAACTGAACACGGAAACGCCGTCGAGTTCACGCAATGCCTTGAAATCCGCCTGATTCAAATCAATGTCCCCGCCCGTGCTGGCTTCCAACTCCATCAGGAAACGCTCCTTATGGCCGTCCAGAAAGCCTATGCGGGCCTTCTTGCCGGATCGAGGAAGCACTACCTCAAAGGTCGGGTCCGGACCGACAGCTCCTTCAGGGACCGGGATCACTTCGAGCTTCCCCAGATCCAGGCCCTTGTCAGTATCGACATGGCCACAGTGGGGACAGCCGAAGGTGAGTTCCATGATTTGATCGTATTTCAGTTTGTAAAGCTCGACCGCCAGCCATTCCTGGTCAGGTACTAGGAGGTCCAGGATGTCCTTCTCCTTGATCTCGCCCCGACCGTCGATGGAAACCACATGCGCGGCGAGGTATTCCGGCATAACCTCAAAGACTCGCTTGTTCTTCTTGAGGAGTATGCGGTCCAGATATCCGTCGCCCTCCTGAATAACGACCTCCTTATGAGAGATCGGCAAAATTACAGTAGATTGCAGAGATTGGGTCATAAATCACCTATGCGGGATCGCGTCGGTCGAAAGCTATCTCGACTTCCTCGATCACGTCCTTGTTTTCACTCAGGCCCGATCGATTCCCAGGGCTATAGTCCACTACCCAAGCATTGTAGTAATGCCAAGTGCGGACAGGATTGCCAGCGGGAAGCAACTCAAAGAAACTCAGGACGAAGGTGTAATCGGCCTTGTTTCCGCCATTGCCAGTCAAGGGGTTTTGTGCAGAATTCAGGAACTTTACCCACATATCCTGCCCCGGACCATCAATGGGGACTACGTTTTTGATTCGTGCGTTCCCGTATTTGATCATCCCGGCTTCTTTGGAGGCGTGGTTCTGGCCCGCTCCCGCATGTTCAGTAACGCCGTGACTCCTTTTGCCAGGGTCAAATTCCTGGACCAACGCCGAAGGAACCCCGTTGATCTCGACCCGGAATTTGAATTCCTTGAGTCGATTTATACTACTGGCTTCAATGGTCATCGTTTAAGCCTCCTTATGTCACGATCCATCCGGGAAGTTCTTTAAGCTCGAGGTAATTCTCGAATGCCTCGCCTGTTCTGATCAGGCCGAGCTCAAATTCGAGATAGTAGATTGTCCTGGTCGGCTGGATGAGCGCCCGACAATGGTAGATGCCCCTGTCAATATCCAGGCCGCTGTTGAGTTTGGCGTTCTTGAGAACCCCGCCGTCGAAATAGGCATCCTCGTCACACTGAAGAGCGTAGTCATAGATCGCATAGCGGCTTTTCCAATCGTCAAAAGCAGGCTTCAGGACCCGCCAGATTTCACGCCATGTGACCGGATGGTTGGGTTCAAAAATGAAGGTTCTGAGCACCGGCATCAGCATCCTGTTCATCGCAGTTATGAACCGGACGACATTCAACTCCCGGAGCGCGGAAGCCGGTCGCCAACTAGTGCGCTGCTCCCAAAACATCCCGCCCTCGATGCCAGGCATGTGGCTAATGAACAGGTAATTGATGCCATTCTCCGCAAACAGGTCCGCGTACCCTGTGCTCCTGTATGCCTGAATGTTAAAGTCGATGTCCTCCATGAGAGTGACTTTGCCCCGTCGAGGACCGACCGGCGAGTAGTGATACCCATAGTTGTTGTCCGTCTTTGCCAGACAAGAGGCCAGGTGCCCGAGACATGAAACGAACTTCCTGGAATCGTCCATGTCGTCATAGACCTTTGGGAAACCGAAGAAGATCGAAAATCGGTGACTGTTAAAGGCCGGATGACTCCACGGCGCGTTTCCAAGCCGCCAATCAACCACTTCCTCCGGTTCCATGCCGAAAGGCACCTGACCATAACTGATCATGTCGCCGCGGGACTCACAGTAGGCAATCATGGCTTGGTAAACCGTGACCGAAGTGGTCCCTGGAATCATCAAATCCATAGACATGTAAAAATTGCGATCAGCCGAATACATGCCCGTCTGCGCCGTTGCATCCCCGATCCAATCTGCTTCTTCCATGTCCCCGCCGTCATCTCCGCCGGTCAGCGGAGTGCCATAAAGATTCACAAGGGGCATATTGGCAGGATCAGTATTGGCCGAATCGAGGTCTGTCACCACCACGAGCCTGGAACGCTCGCTGATGTAAGTCGGCGCATATCGCAGGCTCGTAGAGTCCATCACCAGGTCGGCATAGTCCTCAGTGAGCGTGCCGTCCCTTTCGTAGATGACTTTCACGTTGAAAGCTATGCCCGGAAAGAGGTTTGAATCCGAAATCTGAATCTTCAGAGAATCGCCCCATAATCCGGGGTCTTTAGCCTCGAATTTCAAGGTAGGCAAAGATGAACCTGTGGCCCCTGTCTGCTCCGTAGTTACAAAACCGAGCGTAGTCTGAGCCGTCCCGGTGCTTTTCACCTGGATGGTTGCTGTCTCCCCGGTTGCCGTGGTCGTCAAACGGACTGCGCCGTTAACTACGCTCGCCCTCGCTCCGGTCAGGGCGGCAAGCTGTGTGGCAACTTGGGAAGCGGTCAGGGTGAAATTCCCGGTTTCGCCCAAGAGTGGGGTCAATGTGAAGGGTTGGTCGGCTCCTCCGTTCACCGAGATAGCCAGAGCATCCGTGCCTGCATCTGCCGCGAATGTCCCCTCGACAAAGCCCAGCGAGGAATAACTGTCATTCGCCACGGTCTGAATTTCCAGATCGTCTGTCACGGTATTGGCCGTAATCTTGACCTTGTTGTCCGAAATAGAGGCTGTAAGATTGGTCGTCCCGGCATTTATGTCGTCAACGATCTGCTGGGCAGTTCGCGCCGAACCCTGCGTCAAAGTTACAGTCTCCGCGTCGTGGGTGCCCACCTTGATCTTGAAAGCATCATTAGCGCCTGTTACGATAAGGAACGGCCCGACCTCGCCGCCCGTCACAGCTCCAGCCTTGGCAGGACTGAGCGTGAACGGCCCGACCGCACCTGTCACCATAGCGGCCAAGGGAATGGCCCCTCTGTCATCGAGGGAGACATTCGACTTCAGTGCCGTGATGGTGGAGATATCGTGAATGTCGTCGTAGTGAGCGGCCCTGCACAGAATGAGGCGACCGCCTTGGCGTAGTGCCATTTCGCAGACAAGCGGGTCTGTGGTCCAGGGAACCTTGCCACCGTAGATCCTGCGGTATTCCTCCAAGGTGGAGATGACCCGCGGCTCGCCTATGGGTCCGCGTTCGGCCTGAATGACCATGAAAACATAACCCTTCACCAGCTCGTCCACGAACTGAGAAAGGTCGTTGATCGTGAAGATTGCTCTTGCGGCTCCTAGTGTCATTTGTTACCTCCCCGCGGCAGCATCGACTATTTTGATGACGCCTGCCTTTTCGAGCCTCCGCACATGGGGAGGCAGGAGTTTCTTCGGAATGGCTCGGCTTCGGTTTTGTCCCCCGGCCTTGGGACCCGCCGATAAGTGGGTCCCATCGAGGAGAGTGGTCCCGAAGGGCGTTGCAATCAGGTTTTCGACATAGACCGTTCCGGGCACCGGCCCGCTGGGGACAGGAGGCGAAGCTGATTCCGTAACCACGGGAGCCACAGCAGGCTCCATGTCCTCGTAATTTGTCTCGTCAGATTGTTTTCTAGCCATGTTGTGATCTCCCGTTACTAATGAGTGTCACCTTCATTGAACGTGCCCCATTCAAGCAGGGGCTCGACGATTGACGGACTTGTGTATTCTTCGAAGCGGTCTATCCACACGTCGTGGACCCACATGAGAAACGAAATACTGAAAAGCGGCTTGTCTCGCTCATCCAAGTTATGTGGACTCGTCTTGATGAACAGCGGATATTGACTGTTTATATTCGGCTGATAGCCTACTGGAAAGGCTTGAATGACCATCGGCTCCAACTGATTCCAATGCGTTTTGTTGGTAGCCGAGGCCCCGATCTCATAGACGACCTGTATCGGTGTCGGATAGGGCTTCCGGGTCCAACTGACAGGTCCGGTCAACTCTGTTGGTCCTCCCATCGCCTGCACCGGAGTAAAAATCAGCGTTTCGGTTTCCTCGTTGGGCGTAAACTGCTCGTGATTTGGTCGGGCACGGGAAAGATCCTCCTTAAAATAGAGGCGCGAGAACCACGTATGCGGATATTGCGTCGTGCCCTTCTCGCGGTCGGGCTCGTAGTCATAGTGTTTCATTGAAACGTTAGCCAGCGTGATCTTTCCAAGTCGCGTGGCGATATGTGTATCCACCAATGCCAACATCAGAAAGGTGCCTCTTCCATCCCGCTCACAGGCAGCGATTTATCGAGAGCCGTCCTGAAGAGTTCCGTAACCGGCTTTGCTATTGTCTCTAATGTCGCTTTTACGAATGCACGGCCTGGCCTGCCTTTGGAGCCGTATTCATTCCAAAGGGCAACATCACCCAAGTACTTCACATCGAACAGCGATTTAGGCGGTGGAAGCTGCATACGGGTGAACTCTCGTTGCCGTTTGGTCAACTTTGGAAAGCCCGACTTGCGGCGGTGAGGCACCCGACCGCTATACATGCGTTCCTGGAGTATTCCGGGGTAACGCATACCCCGATACCATCCGACTTCGCCCCGAATCATTTGCGGCCCGAATGCCGTGCGTTGAAAAGAGATTGAGTTTGCCAATAAGTGCGTGCGAAATAGCGGCTCGCTGTCGAATCCGTGCGATATCTTCCAGTCGCGATATTCCTTCTCATTTGGAGACCAAGCAGTATCCGCCATGACATTGGGTATCGTGTCTTTAATGAGTTTTCCTGCCTGCTTGGATGCCACGTTGAGATTGCCCATAAACGTGCGCTCGAACCCCTGGAGGCGTTTAATGAAGTCCTTAAACGTAGGATCTATTTCAATCATCATCTTCATGTCAGATCGAATCCTATTGAACCGGAAACAGTGTGTTCCAACTCGACGGCCTTCCGCACCGTGAACCAAATCAAATTGCTGGTATCGTCTGATGGACCTGCATGAACAATGATCGGCCTGTCCGCCTGGAAGTCGTAACGCACACCAGCGCACTTGAAATATCCCCCTGCAGGATCGAACTTCGTAACGCCAGCCGCTTCCAAATAAGACTTGAGGAAAACGAGTATCCGTTCTTCCTGGTCTGCAACGCCGGCTCCAAAAATCTCCAACCCCTCGGCTCTTGCTTGAGCATTCGACCAATCCACGGTGCAAATGCTGTATTCCGTGCCGTCAGGGGCAACATAGATCCAGATGTCGCCGGATTTCATGAACTCGTAACCTGTCGCCACAACCCGATTCCTACTAGCTTTCACGCTATCATTCATAATGGGCTGCCCCACTTGGCTAGACCGACCCCAGGCCAAGCAGCGCCGCTAGTCGCATCCGCATCAGCGATGAGGCCGGAACCTTTCCCTGCTGACTGTTTCAAGTTGTCGATTGCCTTTTGCAGTACCCGCATGAACTCAGTCCGGTTTGGCATCCGCGTGTTCTGCGGCCCTTCCCGGACCTCCTGGACTTCCATACTGAAAACGCCGAGTATGCGAGGGATCAAAGATTCAAGTGTCAGAGCGGCAACATAGTTGCGCTCCTTGTCATCCATCGTATCCTCGTCATAGCCCTGTTGAGCCATTTGGCTGTTGATGAATATTGGCAAGTCCGCTTCCAGCGTTGAATCGAGTTCCAACGGAAGCTTGATATGCACTTTCACCAGAACGAGAATGTCAACAGCCATGCTTCACCGTCATTTCTTCGCCGCGGATTTCTTCGCCGGGGCTTTCTTCGCCGGGGCTTTCTTCCTTCTCAGCATCCCGCTTAACCTTCCCGGTTTCTTCTCTTCCGACTTTGCCTCTGGTGCTTGTGGAGGCGGAGGGGAAGCCGTGACATCCGAGTCAAGGAGAGCAGAACCCTCGTCTGTCACGTTTCCGTCCTCCGCTGGAGGCAGCTTGGGTGCCAGTGGTTTTTTGTCTGGGTTCACGAGGAGCAACCCACCGGCATTCAACCAATCCTGAGTGAGCCTACCAACAGGCTCAATCAAGTCTGCCTCTTCGCCCTTGATGACTGTTTGACCCGTCGCGGGATCTCGGAACATCCCGGACGGGTCTTTAAGCTTTATCCGTTTCAAGAGAGCCCTCCTTACTACGTGCGCGGAGTCATCCAGCTCGGGAACTTATTGCCAGACCACGCCAAGGACTTGTCGATGATGACCCGATGGGCTCTCTTCATGGTGGTAAAGCCTTGAATGATCGAAACGGCAGTTCCGTTGATCTGTCGCATGATGATCCGCTCGTTCTCGATCATCACAGGTCTTCCAACGAGTTCGTTCATGGCCCGAGTGTCGAAAAACATGACCTGATCGTCGGTGAACTGCTCGGATATGCGATGGCGCAGGTTGGAAGGAACGACCCTTTTGGTATCGACATTGATCATTGTTCCACCCAGGCCCTGCTGTGTCTTGAACACATCCATATCCAGGATGTTGTTGGATTCCTCTTCGTTGGTGAGCATGTTGACGTAATTGACGTTGATTCGCGCACCGCGGGAAAATACACGCAGAAGGTCCTTGTAGACGAGAGCATTCTGAGTGGTGACGCCTATAATGGCAGCGGTGTCCGCGCCGCCTGCCTGGTCGCCGTTGATCAGACAAGTCACGCCATTAGTAAACAACGTGTCAGAAAGCTCGATGCCCACTTCTGCCAGGTACTGACCCAAGAGATTGAGCGGGCAGGCCATGACGATTTCGTCAGTGGTCTCCAGCCCAATAGCCTTTTTGGTTATCCTTACCGTCTTTTCGCCCCAGGTGATCTTGGACATGGGGACACGCTCGGCTTCACCAATGGGCTGCGGGTTTGCGTCGAGATACTGAATCCAGGGGCTCGTCACCGTTAAAGTACTCGGCAAGGACGCATTGATGAGATCGCGGTATCTGGCGTTGCTTTCCAGACCCTCAACGATGAAGTCCCTGACGAGCGCGGGAGCCAGATAACGAACGTCGCCGCTGATTGAAACGAGGTTGTTCAGGGTCATGTGGCGAGGGTCCTGCCCAAGATCCTGAAAGAGATCGTTCAGCGTCAAAGGGGCGTTACCTGCGGCATTGGTCAGACCACATGTGCCTTTCTTCAACGGGTTCGGCGCATATTTCTGTAAAAAGGTCTCAAGATCGGCTTCACGACCCGGCCGCGTTTCGCTTCCAATAAGGAAAGCTTGCAGCGGGTCGAATACCACTTCTCTGAAATTGTCAAACAGTCCAAGTTCTCCGCTCATTTCCTATATCTCCCTTCACAGGTTTATTTTTCGAGCGTGTTGATGATCATCGGCGCTGCTGTGACCGCGGGCGTGAAGCCGAGCGTTGCATAAGCGCTGTTAGCGACTTCTTCGATCTCGATATCGTTGAACGGAGCATCCACCAACAACTTCACGTATCCACCTGGGGCTCGGACTGCCGTGAAATCCGTGGCTGTGTCATTGATCTTGTCGCAGATGTCATTGGCGGTCTGGCCGTCCGCGGTCGTAAGGTCGAAGACCTGACTTTCGCCAGCCCCTATCACGATGCTGAGTGCATCGTTCACACCGTTTGCGATATCGAAAAGACCGCTCACCGTGCCGATGACTGCACATGGGTCCGGTAACTTGATAATCAGACCGGCGATGGATGCCGGATTGTGGCTCCAAATCTCGTCATAGGTTCCGGCCGTAAGCCCGAGGAGATCATAGGCATCTCCCGAAACAGTCCCAATGATCAAGGCGTCTGCAAGGTCATCGGTTGCCAATCGTAGATGTCCCGTCGAGGCCGAAGCCGAAAAGCCCGTCGCTGCCGAAAAATCCGTCACGATTTGAGTGATAGTCCTCGATCCGGACGTGAGAGTGAAAGTCTGAGGGTCGCCAGAACCAACCGTGACCTTGACCTGGTTGTGCTGCTCGGTGTGGGCATATTCATCGGCCACGAGCCCGAGTGCGGCATGGGCATCATTCACAATGGCCTCGACGGTGAGATCGCTATCAATGGCGTCAGCGGCCAGCACCAGGTATCCGGTGACAGCCTGTTTTGAGGCCGTGAGTCCAGTCGTGCCGCTATTGATCTCAGCGAATATCTGGTCGATGGTGCGAGCCGCCCCGACTGTCAGCGTGACCGTCTCGGAACTCCCCCCGGTGACGAGGAGCTTTAGTTTGTTATTCACCGCGTCAGCGATGAACTGCGCCGCATCCTCAGTTCCGGTGTGCGTCCCACCGGCCGCGGCTGTAATCGCGTGAGTAACACCGCCTGTCAGTCCCAAGACGGTCAAAGCGGTGCTTCCACTAGTCTCTATGGTCAGGCTGTCGTATGTCGCATAGGCCGAGATTTTGACGTAATCGGTATCAACAACTTCCGCGAGGATATTGTCGGTTGCATCGTTGATCGCTGTGGCTATGGCACTTGCAGCTAACTCCTCCTCAGCGAAAGTCACCGTTTGACTGGCACCGGAGCCGACATGCAGTTTCAGTACCTTGGTGCCAGCGGCAAACGTCAAAGCGCCGTGGTTTGTGCAGGTAACTGTCCCGCCCGCGGCAACCGTGATCGCATAGACCGCGGCGGTCAGACCGACAGTGGTATAGCAATCTCCGGTCACGGCCTGGACTTCGAGAGCATCCGTAACAGCGTCCGAAGTCAGGACCAGATAACCGCTTCCATCAACGCCAGCGGTAAACCCGACTGCCACGTCATTGATGTCGTTTTGGATCTCGGCTATCGTGCGGGCCGCTCCCGGTGTCAGGGCTATGGTCTGAGGGTCCGCGCTCCCGACTTTGACTTTCAGTAGGTTGTTGATCGCGTCGGCAATGGAAACCGGCCCGGCTTCCGTCCCGGTGCAAGACCCCGCGGCCGCGACCGTGACTAAGAAAGGCCCGGTGCCGGTGCCAGTAACGCCGACAAATTCGTCCTTTGTGTATGCAACTGCCTTGCCTGACGCATCATAGACGTAGGCGCCGAGTGACACCGCTTCCGCTGCCTCCCGGTCGTCTCGCCTTTCCCGGAACCTCGTCGCGATAGTGGCAAACAGATCACTTCCCTGATGCACGTCAACCGACCCGACAAGGAGAATGGATGCGTCTGCATCTATCGCCTTGACGGTCAGGTTCGCGCTGGAATCAAGGAGCATCGGCTGACCCACTACCACATCCGAAGGGCAGGCAAAGTTGATGGCGAGGCAGTTTTCTTTTCTCTGAATCATGGCTACCTCGCTTATAGTTCGAGCGTTTCAACGACCACATTGGCCTGACCGGCCGTTGTGATGGCCAAACCTGCTATTGCCGCAGGATCGTGGGTGGCTGCGTCGTAGTTGATGACTTTCCCGGAGGCGTCGTACACATAGGGTCCGACCGCCAGCGATGCACCGGATACTCGGTCATCCCTGCGTTCACGGAATCTGGTCTCGATGGTGCAGAACAAGTCGGTGCCCTGGTGTACGCAGACCGTCCCGACGATTTTGAGTGAGCCCGCTTCTGCGAGCTTGATGACCGTTTTTGCGGCTGATATCGTCGTAACGTCCCCGATTTCGATATCCGCGGGACAAATCATTTCCACTGCAATTACGTCAGAAAGCTTCTGGATCATTTCGCACCCCCTTCCTTATTGCGCCGCCTAAACAGGGCATTGACGCCTTCGGAAATGAGCGCTGCTTGTCCTGTGCGGACGTCCTTATTCGCTCCACCCACATTCGGAAGTTCCTGTGCGCGGCTGGATCGATTGAGCGCAAAGCGACCTTTTGCAAGCTCACCATAGTGCTCCAACATCTCGGTGAGGTATTCCGGGTCCGATGACTCCCCGATTCGTTTGCGGAGTTTCTGATCCAGTTCGCTCAATTCCTTCTGCTCGGGATCGGCCTTGGCCGCATCGAACGCTTTTGTGGTTTCCTCACGCAGCCGTGTCAGGAACACGTCGCCCCATTCAGCCTTTTTCAAACGCTCGGGCAGTGCAGCCAGCACGGCCACAGGTTCGATCTTGCCTTCCGCGTCCTTCAGACTGAACTTTTCGCCCAAATCGGTGAGCTTGGCATTCAAGTCATTGATTGCCGCTCGCTCTGCCAAAAGGGCCGTGATTTGTTTCTTGAAGCCTGCCTCGAACCCTTCCGGGGGTTCGGTGACACCTTCAGTTAGAGCCTGATATTTCAGGAGGCCACACGCCTCGTTAATCAGGTCCCACAACCATTTTTCCATGTGTAAACCTCCTACGGAGCTGTTATTCTGTGTGTCGGTTGACGCCACATTTCTAAGACCTGCGTTCTTGTCCGCACCGCTGCCAGCGGGCACTACCGCCATATGTCTGATGTCAGTGACCTTCACGAGCAGAAGCCTTACGATTTCCCCTTTGACCTTCTGGCCCTGCTTTTCGATGAAATCCCAATCGTCCATATCTGGATGCGATTTCGCGAGTTCGGTCGTGATCCCGATTGAGCCGGAACGGTAGATCCCTTTTTCGAGCCGTTTGGATTCGTCTGCGAAAAGTTCAGGATCAACCGTGAGATCGGCATTTATGCCGGGCTTGATGTCTGTCGAGGCTTCCCATTTGCTGTTTTCTAATTGTCCAAAAACGTCCTTGATGCTCTGGCTATGGTCTTTCATCAGATCCGGATTTTTGGAATTTATGATGCCGACGCCCGCCTTCAGCGCTTTACCGTTGTCATGAGTCCCATAATCCACCAGCAACCGCAGGCCCCAATCACTCGTCGGCCACAGCATGTCAGCGGATATCAGACGCCAACGCTGACGCGTCATGCCGTCTTCGGCAGGCGTGCCAGATCCCGCACCGGCATTTTCTAATTGCACGTCGGGGTTTTCCTCGGTCTTTTCTTCCCCGCTGAACAAGTCGCCCTGCGGTTTCTGTTCTGGCACGGGTTCTACCCTGCGTTGTGCATTGACGAAATTCTCCAGGGTAAAGAGCTTCCGACCGTTGAGCATTCGGCTCGGGACGTTATCAAGCTGCGTTTTGATCTTCTTCTTCATCCGTGCCCCCGGTTTTCTCCGGTGTTGCGTCAACCTCTAAATCCGCACCGGACCATTTGACGCGCTTGTAGCGCTCAAGTTCATAGACATTGCCGTTTTCACGATTGAACGCCGCCACGTAAGCCCCGGCCTCGACACCCTTATCCTCATGGCCAAGTAATTTGCGGGCTTCGTCAACGGTGATAATTCCCCACTCGTACTGCTGAATTATGGCCTGTGTGTGCATCATGTCGGCCTCGGCCTCTTTGAACGTGTCAACCGTCTGATCTGCTTTGAAACTGACTGATACCGACACATCGGCCACGCCGTTCAAGGCTAGATTCAGCCTGTGCCCGCCTTCGAGTAATCGTTTTGGGCCTGTCTGATAAACTTTGAGGCTCTGAAGCATTTCCTGATAGACGATCTTGGCAAGGGTCTCCGTGCTGCCCATATTCCAGCCAAAAAATATCGGGTCCCGCTGGAGGGCGGCAAACATGCCTTGAACTACGATTTGCAGGAGATCCTTCGCGCCCTGTGCGCCTGCTTGGGTGGAATTAAAGGTGAATTTTACGTTGTCGTATCCGACCGCTAGACCGTCTTGCATATTATTCGCAACGGTATCGGCAAGTGCGTTGAGGAATCCTTGAGCCGTGGCGTCATAGGCCGCTTGGTCTTGTCCGGGCACTCTCGGGGGAGGCGTCGCCGTAGCGGTCATTATCCCCAATGCGCTGACCTTCTCGACCCACGTCTTGATTTGCGCCAGGATGCTACGATGCGTCGAACATGCTTCCAGGGCTGACGCAATGGGCGGAATCGGATAAGGATTAGTGTCGCGAAGGACCAGGCCGTGGTACATCGTCTGCAAGGGCTGGAGAACTATGTCTTTCCCGTTCCATTGCTGAATCAATTCAAGCGTGCCCTTGTCGTCGGCATAGCGGAAGCGGAGACTCTTAATAGGTAGCAAATAGCCCCGCTCGATCCTGGTAAATGTCTTGTCAGGGACCCATTCGACGCAACAGGCCCCGGCTCTGGCTAGTTGGTGCAGCATCCCATTCGTAATGCCGTCCATGCCGCCTGCCAGTGGGAAGCATCGGGCTGCGAATTCGTTGCATATTTTTAGTGCTTCATTCGCACGTGCTTCACTGGATGCTTTGAGATAGAGCTTATGGCCGGGATTGCCGAGAGCGACGGTTTGATGTACAAACCGAGAAACGTAAGGGTCCAGGACTGAAACTACGTCAATGATGTCGTGCAACTGAAATGGGTAGGATGCCGGGATGGTTTGATAGGGCCGAAGTTTGGGGCTCATGTACGATGATGATTCCGCGTCCCGCCCCGTCCTGGCTACAACTGTCGGATAGCCTTTTGGTGCCTTGGTTCGCAATCGTCCGAGATACCCAGTTATTTTATTGATAATGCTCATGCTGTGTTGTTGATCCTCCGAAATACCGGAAGAACCGTCGTAGCGGCCTGGCTGCCAAACGTGTAGGCTGCAAGAGTCGCGGAGTTACACGACATGCCATAGTGGTTCTCAATGTTCGGGCCGCGAGCATATGTTTTCTGGGTGCGGCCGCTCTTGTCCGTGTCATACCGGACGATCAACTCTTTCAAATGGCGCCGAACGTCTTCAAGACGGCTCAGAGGCAGACTTTCACACAACCGTCTTGCTGGGTAGCGGATCAAACCGGCCTCCATCTTGTCGATAAAATTGTCGATACTTTCCGTGCGGTCCACGGTCACATACGGAATCATCGTCTTCTCGTCTTTGTGCGGTTCCTCTCCCATTTTGAGGTCTTTGCCAGCGAAATATTGAATTGATACGCGACCGGGCCAGCGTGCAGCGAACTCTTTCGCAGGATATTTGTTGGGTTGCGCGTCACAAACACAGTAATGCACACCAAATTGCGCCATGAGCGCGTCAAGACGATCCCAATCCCTTGTTTCCTCGAAATAGCTGAAGTAGAAGTTTAGTCCGCCGCGGATTCCGATGGAGACGGTGAGGTTGTCGCCCTGATCCACGCCCATAAAGGCTCCAACTTCCTGATAGGACCACGGGTAATGTTCCGACTCCGGACCCTCACAGCTATTGAGCAGGTCGTCCGTGACGCGAGCCGCACCACCAGCGTAGGGATAGCCCAAGATGCTGATAAAGAACCTGGAGAGACGGTCCTGTGATCGTTTGCTTTCCGCATACTCATTCATGATATGAGAGGCGTAATTAGCGAACTTCGGCGGTTTGATGCTGGTATAGAGCTGTGAAAGATGGTAACCGCGGCGATTCCTGGAAGGCTGATGCGCTACCCAGATCCCTTTGGCCGGGTCGAGGCGAGCGCCGCACTTTGAACAGCCGCGATAATGTGTGGCTCCCTCGGGGAAGCTCGACCCGGCTCTTAGTTTCTCAGGCACAGGCAAGAAGTTCTTCCCGGCCACGAAGTCCATCTCGAGAACGTTATCTTTGTATCCGCAGGATGGGCAGACAAGATGCCAGTAATGTTGGTCCGTGCTCTGAAACTCGAAGTCGATGTCATGCCCGGGAAGGTCGGGTTGGCTTAACGCATGTATCCATTGCAGGTTCGAGGCCATGACTCGATCTTTGGCAAGCTGTCTGTGCTTCTCATTCATCTCGGAGACTTCATCGAAAATAACAAAGTCCCCATCGACCGATTTGGCCTTGCCTTTGGTGAACAGACCTCGAAAATAGAGTGAGCCGTTTCCGATGCGTTTCAGACCGACGTTGTTGATGTCCCGGACCTGCTTCATCAGGTAAGGAGAGCCCTGGAGCATCCCAAGACAACGATCATTAGAAAAGTCACTAACCGCGGCATCGTCCTGGAAGAAATACAGAGCCTTCAACCCGAGGTGTTCGCAGACATAAAGGCTCTTGGCCAAAACCCATGTTGAAATTTTGACCTGTGCGGCTTTCTCCCAAGTTTGGTCCGGGTCATCATCGAGTATGATCTGATCGAGGTATTCACAGCCTTTCGTCGTATAGGGTATGCCGCCTTTAACCTTGATCTCACATTGTTTGATCCAGCCCCATATCGGCATACGCTTCTTGATCGGCACGAAGTTGGCAGGGGGCTGCGCTTCAAGTCCTATGGGCGGTTTCAATATTTCAGGGGTTATAAGTTGCATTACTGCAAAGGCTCCCCGGTTTCTGTTCGCATTGGCTTTTCGAGTTGATTGCCCAGGTATTCAACGATGTCCGGGCGTCCATGGATTTCCAGGTGGAGTTGCTGAACCAATTTTTCGCGTTCCTCTTCCCGGACCTGCCGGCGGTATTCCTCGGTCCTGACCCTCTCGGCCTCGGCCTTTTCAATCTGGAGTGCCGCCGCGGTTATTTCTTTGAGTGCCTGAGCAGCGGCTTTGAGGTTTTCTGTCGCGTACCTCTTGTCGTCCACATTGATTTGGCGCGCGATCATCAATCCCTTTCGAGCGAGGAGACGCCGCGTATTCTCTTCATTGGACGCGTCCGGATCTTCGAGACATTCTTCGTCCTTAATATCTAGTTCAGGCCATGCGTGTTCGCACCATCGCATCAACTTGGCATGGCTGATTAGATAGCCCCACGATTCGAGGACTTCCTGAGCGCGGTATGACGGACCCTGATTCACCCACCATTGTCGAAGTTCCTTTATCAGCGCTTCGGGCAGACCATTCATACTCGCTACGGTCTTAAGCGGGGTGCCATCCTCGTTTTTTCTGAGTACTGTTCCGCCAGCCAAGCTCACTCCCCTTACGCTGACCCAGCGTTCTTCAACATTCGATAGGCAACCTGAATCGCGGTGTCCAAGACGCTCTTTGGTGCATAGGGGAACTTCGCTTTTGCCAGTTCCAGGGCCAGTTCAAATTTGCCTGTGCTATCCAGGTCCATCCGGTCGTTTGCCGTTTTTACGGCCTCAAGAACTACCGGCAGGTAGTCCTTCCCCTGCTGTGCAAGGTCCGCAATGAGGGACTTGAGAGCCCCTTGCACGAGCGGGCCGGTAATAATCTTGACTATCCACAGACCTATCGAGACTATGAAACTCATTGACTTGTCTCCTTGGGGAAATGGAAAAAAGACGGTGGGCGTACCTCTCCCTCGGGGGGGAGGGAGGGAGCGGCGGAGGAACCCACCGCCAGCTTAATTATGTCTTTCATCTATCTAAGGAGTGGCCTTCCGCTGCGGTCGTGCGTGTATTGTGTTATAAGGTTGAGCACCCGCAGCAATAAGTTCTTGCTCCTTGCAATATGCGCCCCCCTTTTTCACGATGCTAAAACATTGTCAAGAAAAAAATGCACAGTAGATGTGGATGGACGACCCCATTAACGCGCAATGAGGTGTACGAGTGGGGGCTGAGGAGAATACCTCTTGGTTGTCGTTCTGGTTGTTGTCGTTGACATGTGAAGTTTTGGAAGCTATTGGATATATTGAAGTGGGGCTAAGGAAGGAGATTGTGGGAAAAGGGCTCAGACAAAGAAAAAGGACTCAAGAAACGTCTTGAATCCTTTAGTTTTTTCATGGTGCCGAGGGACGGAATCGAACCATCGACACAAGGATTTTCAGTCCTTAATTCTAGCCTCAATTCCTCCGAAATGGCAGGATGTTACGGGTTGCGCTTTCGGCATGGTTGTTGTCGTGGTTGTTGTCTACCAATACCAGGGACTCCACGGCCTCGCGCATGTCATCATCGAGAACATGAGCATAACGCATCGTTGTCACAATCGACCTGTGCCCGAGGATCTTCCCGACAAGCGGAAGATTCTTTGTCTTTCTGAGGAGGGTCGTGGCCGCGTGATGCCGAAGATCATGGAACCTGAAGGGCCGGTCGATGCCAGCCAGTTTTTTGCAGGTTGCAAAGGTTTTACGAATCGCGGTGTAGGGTTCCCCCGTCTTCAGATTCGGGAAGTAATAACCTCCATCGTGTGGGCAAATCCGACAAAGGGCCTCATAGATAATCGTGTTCATGGGAACCGTATGCTGGCGACCTCTTTTTTGCGTAACGCGTATGAGTCGCGCATCGAAATCCGTCTGATCAGTGTGAAGGCCGAGAACATTTTCTTCTCGCATCCCGGTGTGAATGGCTATGAGAATGATCTCCCTGAAATAGGGGGGCGAGTTATGATGTGTGACGGTCGCGGCCAGGAGCAAATCCGCGATTTCTTTTTCTGAGAGCCAGCGCACCAAATTATTATCCGGTCGGAAGAATTTCACAGCGTTCCAAGGGTTTTGTTGCTCAGGGATAACGTAATTCCAAGCGGCCTTGTAGATCGCTAGGTGTCTGTCCACATAGGCGGGACTCGCGCCTCCGTTTCGCAACCGCGTTTGAATATCGCGCGCCAAGGGAACCGTCACGTCGTTAGCCGGAGTATCCCCTCCCAATGCGGCGCATAATCGCCCCAGAAACAGTTTGGAATTGGGGAAATATGACCGGCCCTCCACTTGGAGGCGATTCAAGTAGATATCAGCCACGGTGCGGATACTCAGGGGGGCCTTTTCGGTTTTTGTTGAACGTACCCCGAGAGAAGTGATCCATTCGTGATACAGGCTCTCGGCTTCCATCAATGTGGTTCCGGAGGGAAGGCTACGGAAATGCCTCTCGCGGTTGATATCCTTCTTGAGATAGAACCGGCGTCCTTTCCCTGTTGGCAGCCGTTTCCCACATGAACAAACCTGGACGCGGGCGGCTGCGAAATTCCTGCATTCGGGGCAGCGCTGAATTATCGGCATGGACTTCCCTTGTCTTAATGATTCGAGAATCGGCTCCTGAAGAACAGCATGGACAAATGCCACGGACAGCAACGCTCTGTATTGAAGCTAATCACTCCCTCTTTTATCACCGGTGGACCCACCGGCCACTGTCGCCGGCTCCGCCCCCCCACCGGCAGGCAAAGTCTTGATCGGATTAACCACCGTTCCTAATATGAGAGTGACCATCTGTTCAGCTGTCAACGGAAAATGTTCGTGAATTTTCTGAACGGTTTTAGGCCCTGGGAACTCAATGCGAGGCCAGTCACTGCATTTTTTGTGCATCTTGTTGCCTGTCCAACCGAATTTAGCAAACCACTTAGTATCAGAAAGACCTTTAGGTTTTAGGGCCATAAACCTATCATAAAAGTTGTTTTCTATTTTCTTTGGCATGAGCGGAAAAATCCCTTGACAAGTCCTGAACCCTGAAGGATACTTCAGACCACACGACACACCGTTAACGATTGGTCAGGCAATACCGTAAACACGGACGCTTGTGGTTTGTCAAGGATTATTTGGAGGAATTGCGCATGTCTATCTCTAAAGGTAAGGAATTCTTTCCGGAACGCCTCAAGTCAAGATTGCCGAACTGCAAAACCGTAGTCGCAATTGCCAAGGCCGTAGACGAGCCGACTGAGACGGTCCGGGGTTGGTTGAACAAAGGCAATCGACCGGACTTGGATACGTTTGTGCGGCTGGCTGAAAAGCTGGGGATCCATGTCATGTGGCTTTATGACGGCAGTGGTGCGATGTGTCGAAAGAAGGCGGAAGTAATCTGTCAGAAACACCGCATACACAGGGGGGAAGCAGAATGTCAGGTGATCTCATAGTCAAGCATTTCGAAGACTTGACGATCCAGTTCACGGAAAACCACGAATTGATGAAAGGGCTCGTCAGTCAACTTGAAGCTGAACTAGCCACCATGTGTGAAAAGTGCGTAGCGGCTCGGAAAGCGTATATATGGGATAGCCTGAAGGAGGTCCGCACCCAATATCATTTTGCGGAGCAACCTCTGGGACGCGTCTATTTTGTGGCTCAGGTGGAGGGTGGCCCGATCAAGATAGGTTTTTCCCGGAACTTACATGGGCGTCTATCGGCCCTGCAACTATCAAATGCTACTGAGTTGAAACTGTTATTAGCAATTCACGGAACGCTAGAGACGGAGAAGGAATTTCACAAGAGATTTGCGTTCTGTCGTCTACACGGTGAATGGTTCAAGCCGCATCCACAACTTACCAACTTTATCCGATTGCAGGCCGCATCGAAACAAAAGGTAGCAAAAAAGGGGACTGTCAATGCCTGAACTGCGCAGAGAGCTTGTCAGGTTCGCCAATTCCGACATCGAGGTCTTTGGACCCGATGGCGACAAATGGGCCGTCGCTAATCATATTAGCGAGGCTCTCCAATACGACAAACCTCGCTCACTTAAACAACTCGTGTCACAAATGCGTAACAGTGGCGAGCTTTCTGAAGGGGTGCATTTCAAATACCTCCCTTTACCAACAGGAGGAGGTTATCAAAAACTCCTCGTATTGTCACATCGTGGAATTATCCGAGTGTGTATGCGGAGCGACGCAAGAGGTGCTATCCCGTTCCGCGACTGGGCAGAGACAGTCCTTTATGAGGTCATGAAAGGCTACTACGTTGATCCGAAAATCCAAGAGCAATTCAATCCAGAAGTCCTAACCCAAATCCTCAACCAGATGAATGAAACGCTCTTGCTCCAGGGGAAGATGGTTCAGAACCTCGCGGCCGAAGTCAATGAAATGAGGGAATGGCGAGCCCAGACCTTCATCCCCGCGCAGGCCGATAATTCCTACTGGCCCACACCGACCGAACGCCTCAAGGCCATTATCCCATCACTTCAACGATTACCGGCATATTTCAATCGTGGTGGGTCTTTCGACGTTTACTGTGCGCTGCGACATGCACAGACCCGGGGGGGCCTTCTTTCGCAACGGAATCGCCGGTCCCGCGGAAAGATGCCGGACTATGTGATTCAGCCATGCCCGGAAAACGATCAGTTCCTCCGTGAGGCACTCGAAGTTTGGCTAGTAAGCGAATACCCGAAACAAGCAAAATTGAAACTCCTGATCAGCAATAGGAGTGGGGTGGCCCACGGAGCACCCCTGACATGAGCACACTCGGCCGGGCTGAAATCGTTGGTGAGTTGCGTCGCGTCATGGGATTAACTGAGCGCAAGGCTTCAAAGGCGTTAAGTCTCGTGCTCAAGGTCATCCGGACAGCATTGGAATCCGGGGACAATGTTCACATCAATACGTTTGGCGGCTGGTATCCCATCCGCGTTCCTGGCCGAGTCTATCGCTCCCGCAAGACCGGAAAGCGCGTGCGTAAGTTGGGCGCAAGAAAAATAGAGTTTCGCCCCTGCGCTAGATTCCGACCGGGCTTACCCGAAGATATCGAATAATTCGCTGGCATGGTCAAACTTCCCCTTTCCCCTTGCCGGTGGGTGCTTGGCAAAAACCGGCATCAAAAAAAGGAGGGCAGAAATTGAAGAAATCAGAATTGATCGCTGAGTTCGCGGAATCGTGCGGCATTAACAGAGCAATGGCAAACGAGTACTTCGACAAGCTCATCAAGATCGTGACATCGAACCTCCAGGCAGGCAGGCATGTGAAGCTCGAAAAGCTCGGAACGTTCGGCGTCCATCACTACAAGGAACGCGTGGGCCGCGATCCCTTCAGAAAGATCAACATCACCATTGCTGCCCGCAATAAGGTCCGTTTTACCGCAACCAAGAGCCTGAAAGACGCGGTAAACGGCGCAAGGTAGAAGTCCCGGAGCACTGATGCAGGTAACGTCAGTCTCAGGGCAAAGTGAGTCGGCTCCTCGACAACGCGGTTTCCCGTGCGCCGGCGGAGGAGGGCCATCCATTCACAATGCGAGGAACAAAGGGATGGTCCTCAAACCACAGACCCCAACAAAGAGAAATCAGCCATGCAATCAAAATACATGAGCATCAAGGAAGTTCTCGAAACTCTGCCAGTGACACCGCAGGCTATTTACGCATGGCTAAAAGAGGGCAGGATTGAGCATCTCAAGATCCCTGGCAAGAAGCGCAGCACATGGTTGATTCTCAGAGCGGATTTTAACCGATTCATCGAAGAGTCAACAGTCCAGAGGGCCGCGCCGAGGAGAGTTGGGCGACCGACACTTCTGAAATTGGAGAAGAGAGCATAAGGAGGCAAGATGCCACGATTACCGTTCACAGCAGAACATCTCCAACAGTTGAACGAACTGTGGGAGGAGGGCATTGAGGAAATCACCGAAAACCTGGGGGATAAACGGTTCCAGGATAACGCGCCCCGGAAATTGATCATCGAAGCGGAGTTTCTTCCGGAGACCGATGATCCCACGCTGATGCGGGTACTCCTGAGCAAGAAGATCAAGGTTCCACCTCGCAAGTCCAAATCCATCAAGGCCGTCATCCGCCAAGGTCAAATGCTCCTCGATGAAGTCATGGAAGACCAATCATTGTTCCCGGACGAGGAAAAGGTCCGGTCGATCAGAAGAGAGGGAGGTGACTAATGTGTGATGGAGATCCGAGCATCATCAAAGACGCCCTGGCCTGGATTGCGGGTCATTTTCGACCTGATACGACAGCGGCCGGAGGCAAGGAATTTGTGGATGAGGGCTATCGGGAGATCGAAAATAACCCCTTTGTCACAGCCGGAACATTCAGTGAACACGGGGAGGCATTGAAACTGGGAACCTGCGATGCCTTGCTCGCGTTCCTCAATTCTTCCCCGGTAAGGGACACCTGGCAAGAATCTATCCGAGTGGTCATCAACAAGAGCGGGGTCGTCGCGTATTTAAACACCATCGGTGACCAAATCCGCCGTTCTGACATATCCGCGGTCATGGATTTTGTTCGAGTCCCATTCAAACACCCGGAAAAAACCTATCAGTTCACATACCAGGGCTTCCTCACCTTCCTGGACCAGTATGCAGGGAAGGTCACGAATGAAGATGACCTTCGGGTTCTGCTCCGCAACTTCAACACCATCAGTTCCGAAGAGATCAAGATGGAAGACCGCGGAGCGTTTATCGCCGTTGAAGTGAAGCAGAGCAAGAATGTAGAGGGCAGCCGAGTTGTGTTCCCCAAGGAGATCGAAATCCTTATGCCAACGGGGACCAGGGAATTCGAGATCGCAAATCGGTTTTTGTTCCGGATCAATATTGATAACCGTTCCGCGTCGTTTCACTTGATCAAAGTCGAGAATGACGGCTCCTGGGAGGCCCTGATCGAGCAGGCGATGGAAAAGCTTTCCACGGGCCTGCCTGACGATCTCGTTATCGAGGGAGTCTGATGGAAACATTTGTTCTCTGCGCCTCATGCGGCGCACAACGTGCGAACAGCCTTGACCGTTGCCCTTCCTGTGATTCCAGACGTGTATCCACCAAGTCGATGAAACGGCTCGAAGAGTGGAGCGAGATCGAAGAGACACAGCGGGGTCAAGGTTCAGCATCGGCGAAGGTCCAAACGGACAAGGATAGATCATGAATTGCCGTCTGCATCTTACCGAACTGAAACATTGCCACGCGCGGCAACTGAAAGCATGGCGATGGACCAGAGCGGGCAACATAAACGTCATGTTCGCGTGCTGCATTCGCCCGACACTCTGCCCATACTGGCTGAGTGATGAGGAATACAACGTGCAACATGCAGGGGCTCCCCAACGACCGTGGGAGAAGAAACGTAAACCATCTGCCAGACCGCTTTGTTGCGAAATGCCGATATAAAAGGAGGAATAAAAAAGAGGATGGCTGATACAGCAGTAATGACACGAGAGGATGCGCAAGAAATGGGGATGGTGGTAGATCGCGGGGGGCAGTACCTCCCGATTCTCCCATCGAAAGAAGAGTTGGAAGTGCTGAAGGTGCTGGCAAGTACAGCCCAAGGTAGCAAATTCTTTCTGAGTCTTGGTGGTCTTGATGGAGTCATGGCTATCATGCTCTATGCCCGTGAATTGGGCTGTCCCCCAATGACCGCAATTTCAGGTGGATTCCACAATATCCAGGGCAAAATCGAGATGTCCGCGAGGATGATGAATATACGCATCCGACAGAGTGGACACATCCTGAAGATCGAGGAATCGACGCATGAGAAATGCACCATCTTTGGCAAGCGCAAGGATAGCGGTGAAGAACACCGAGTCACGTTTACCATCGAGATGGCACAGAGAATGGGATTGGTGAAGGACGGCGGGGCCTGGATCAAGACCCCGGATGATATGCTGTTCGCTCGTGCCATGTCTCGGCTCGCTCGGCGCCTGTTCCCCGACATAATCGGCACGGCCTATGCTGAAGGCGAAATCCAAGAAGCAATCGACGTGAGTTTCACTGACGTTTCCCCTGGAAGAGGACGCCGCAAGGCAAAGTCGCAAACAGCACTTGCGCCGGAACTGCCGCCAAAGACGAATAGCGTAAACTTATTCCTGTCAAGCGAAAAGATGTCATAGGCGGCGTCCCTGTTTCCTGTCAGAATGCGAGTCCTGATAGGATTCCCTGTGAAAAATGTCTTTGCCCTCGGGAAAAACGATATACTTTCCTGATACGTTACTCCTACGGCGCCGACAAATTTTCCAAGGAGTTTATTTGCAAGCCCCGGCACAGAATTCTGCTCTACTATCATTGTGGGCATTGACATTATGGATGCCGCAAGCATTGGGCCTACAGACGCATAGCCTCCCACGCCTATCACGATATCAGGAGATACCGCC